CACGTCGATACGCTGGCTCAGCGCGCTGTCCGCATCCGTTCTCGCCTTCGACTCGCTCGCGATCGCCGCCGCATTCTCGCCCGTCTTGGTTTCCAGACCGCTGATCTGCTTCGCCTGCGCCGAATCCGCATCAGCCAGCGTCGTCAGCTGCTTTGTTACCTCCGCTTTGTTGTCGTTGAACTCAGACGTCAAACCGGAGAGCTGCTGACCCTGGGTTTTCTGTTGATCGGCCAACGCTTCGGTTTTCTGCGTGACTTGGGTGTTGATCTTGCCCTGCTCAGCCTTGTTGTCGCCGATTGCTTTGGCGTTCGCCGAAACGTTCGACTCCACCTTGGCCAGCGCTGAACTGGCATCGGCCTGCGCCTCTTCCAGTTTTGTGATCGCTCCTTGCTGGCCATCGACCGTAGATTTAACTGAACTGATCTCTTTGGCCAGAGCACTATCAGCATCTGCCCGCGCCTTCTGCTCCTTTGCTATCTGGCTTGCGTTGCCATCCGATTTTGCGACAACGGCATCGAGCTTCTCTGCCTGTACAACGTCGTTTTCCTGCAGCTTGGTAATCTGCGAGACAACATCAGCAATCGTGGAGCCATCACCGCCAGTGATCGCATCAACCTTTGCCTGCAGATCCGCATCCGCCTGCTTCAGCTCATCCCGCGTGGTACTGATTTCATCTTTGGCGCTGGCAATATCTGCCTGCATCTCAGATTCAGCCTGTGCCAAATCCTGACGCGTTTGCTCTATACTGGCGGCGTTGCTTTCCGTGGCCTTCCCGATTTCATCCAGATCGCGATTTAACTCAGCCTCAGCCTGTGCCAGATCTTTGCGGGTCTGGTCAATCGTCAGCGCGTTCTCAATAGCCGCCTTGCCCAGCGTGTCTAACGAACCCTGAATTTCTCGTCTCGCATCATCCAGCTCGGCTTCCGTGGCGGCATTATTGATTTTTTCCAGAACGTCTTTACCCAACTCCGTTTCGCCAATCTGCCCAGCGATATAGTCCAGAATCGGGCCAGCATCATCGCTGGCCATGCCGCGAGTCCACTGGGACCATGGTCCCACGTTCCCGAGACGGTCTACGATGCGCGCTTTGAACCACAGCACCTTGCCGGCGGCTAACCCAGGAACGGTATGGGAACGTTGCGGATAGGCATAATCGCCATAGTGCATAGCCCCATCATCTGAGTTAGTAGCGTTCGACCACACCTCTGTTTTCTGGGTATCCTCCGCCCCTTTTGGGAACAGCCAATCCAGCGTGATACCAAAAACGATCCCAGTGGCCGTAAACGATGCCAGCGCCGGCGGCGCACCCTCTTTCCCGGTCAGCTGAACTTCAGCACTGTTCACCCATAGGCTATACACATCGCTGGGGCTGATCGCCCGAACGCGAACCTGATAGCGCCCAGCGTAAATGCCAGTGATCGAGAAATTGTTTGCGCCGGAGCGCGGAACGTTAATCCAGTTCCCATTGTTCTGCCGCCACTGGGCCTCATAAGCAATCGCGCCCTTGGCCGGGTCCCAGCTCACCTCCATCGTGGTGACTGTAATCCCCTGATTAACTGTATGCCCGCTGGTGATCTTGATATTGGTGGGTGGCTCTTGTCCGCGAACTGGCAGCACCGATGTCGGGCGATCTTCCAACACCGCGCCGGAATCGATTCGCGAGTACTTATTCGGGCTGTACTGGATACCGCTGATCGTGAACGTCTGGTCGTCGTTGTATGCGATTTTTTTCACTCGGACCTGTGTCAGCGCCAGATCATCGGCATCAATGCCCCACTGGGCCTCTGGAACCGGCTGCACGGAATATGGAACCGTGACGGTAATGACCCGCCCGTTCACGCTGGAAACCGTGCGCCCTTCGGACTTTCCGGTCGGCAGGTTTACGATCAGGCGATCGCCGGCTTTCGCGGTAATATCCCGGTCGACAGTAACACTGCGCCCTGAAACCGCACTGATACGCCCGCCGATAGCCCGGCCTGCATACAGGTTGTTGGCCAACCCAACGACTTTCCCTATACGTGGAATGCCACCCTCAAGGCCGGTCTTCCATTCAAACGCCCCACCTTCTGCGTTCGTCCAGATCGCCCACAGCAACCGGCGCTGAGCCTCGGTTTCACGCTGACAGCCTACGGCAGTCATTTCCAGAGGGATATACTGGAAGCGCTTCACCAAGTCGTAGACAAATACCGGCGTCTGATCGTCCTGATAGTTGTTGTCGGGGTTTTTGTAGGTGCACAACCCGCCAGAATAATGCGATTGCACCGTTGTGCCGGCGCGACTGACGCTGCCGTCGACAATATTGGCTCGGGTGAAAATGTAATCCGGGTCCAGTGCTTCAGGCATGTCCGCCTGCACTGTCAGCAGGTTATTCGACCAACTGATCATACCCCTGAAAATGGATGCCAAATCCATCAGGACCGTCCATGCGTCTGCCTGAGAGCTAATGCAGACATCGCACATAAAACGCGGCTCCATGCCGCCACGGCCGTCAGGAACTGGCTGATCACAATACTGGGCGATGCGGTACATTTCCCAGCGATCAACCTGCTCGACAGAAATGCGTTTACCCAGGCCAAAGCGCGGGTTTGTCACGATGTCGAAGAAAATCCAGGCGGGGTTGTTCGTCCACGCCCACTTCCATTGCCCGCTCCAAACCCCGCTGTACTCACGCGTCTCCGGGTTGTAGTTGTCCGGGACGCGAACCAGCCGGCCTTTGGCCAGTACGGTCACCGTTGGCGTCCGACCTTCGAATAGCTTTGAATCGAACTCGACATACAGCAGTGCGGTGTGTGGGTACTGCAATTTTGCATCAACGATCTCGGTCATCGAAGCGATCTGCAGTGTATCCGCGTGCTTGCCGTCATTGATGTTTTCAGTCAGCCGGCGGATACGGAGCTGCCAGCCGATCTTTGCTTCCGGCAGGTTGATACGATAGTCGCGGGAATATCCCGTGTTGCCTATGCCATCCGCCGCATCGCGACCATATTCAACATATGCGCCGCCATCGGTCGCGATGTCGATCGCATACTCAACGCGGTGACCGTCTTTCACCCCGTCATCGCGCATCTTGAACAGCCCGGCGGGAAATTTAGCGCTGATCCGAACCGCTGATAACTGGGTATTCTGAATCGCTTTAACCCATGGTGTTCCGAACTTCAGCTCGGTGCCGATGGCTATCTCGTTTGATGCATTCGGGAACCCTTGAATATACGGCTGGTCCTGAACCCCTGAGCGCCATTCCCAGCGCACGCCGGCAAAGTTCTCATTGCCGTTGGCATCCAGCAACGGTGTCCCATCCAGAAAAATATGCCGGCCATCAAACCCGCCGGCGATCTCCCCCTCGCCAAGCGCGATCAGCATTTTCATGTACGCGACGGATGCGATTTCTGACCCGCGCGGCGGTGGCGGGCTACCGCTGCCGCCACCACCTTTCGCGCCGATGATTTCGTTCGTGAGCATGGAGTATCCTGCAAAAAAAAAATCCCGCCGGAGCGGGATTCAAAATTGATTGGGCGCTTAAAGCCCTGTGCCTGTTCAACCGAAAGGGCGAGGCGAACCTCGCCCCACGGTTAGCTCTTAACTTCGTAGTTCAAGAACGCCGCGATTTCCGTGCCACCTTGCTTAATTCGGATTTCGCATAGCGAATCCCGGACCATCCAGGTGAACGTCAAAATCGTGATACACACCACGATTAAGCCGTACAGAAGTAGCTTTCGCGACATCATTGCCCTCCGTTGCATTTCTGCTGTTAAGAGGCTATCCTGATGTTGTCTGGACATAGGGTAAGCCTCAAGTTGATTGGAAAATCGCTTGGGGCTTTCTTCTATCTGCTTCTTACCGAGGCTTGAAACCGATAGCTTCAAGCGCCCGCCAAAACATTACCACGATTCAAACATCACTGCTGCTGTTCGACATATGTTTCACCACTGATGACCGGGCCACCTATTAACGTTTTACCGTAGAACGCGGGAACTGGTCTGCCGGCTGCTGAGTTATTGCTTGCGGAGCCGAAGGAATAACTTTTCCGCGTTTCTTTCGTGTCTGTCATTCCATAGGTCCCCTGCGGGGCCAGCATTTGGGCCACGCCACCCAACATCATTGCCGCGCCCGCTTGGTAAAGGAATGGCGATGCAGCAATTGTTGCTGGCGAAAGTGACAAAACGAACCCAGCAGCGACCATCACCGCGCCCAGAATCGTCTGGAACATGCCCTGCTTTTTACTGCCGATAATCACCGGCACGATGCGGACAACCATCTGTATACCGTCCAGCTGCAACTCAGCCGTGGATATGTTGCGAGCGCCGTTGAAAACCGCATACGTCAGGCCATTCCGCTCGCTCCGGTTCAGAAATTGTTCCAGTCCTGGGATCTGGATGCACAATGCTCGGATGCCCTCACGAACTGATGACACCGACAGCGTGAACTCCCGCCCGAACTCTTTTCCGAGCCGGCCGGAGAGAACGAATTTCGTCAGCGTTTCAGTTCTCTGCGCCATCGCCGTACCTCAGTTTTTTGATTGTTCGTTCCTGCCAGATCCCGCCATACGGCACAACGCGAGCGCTCTGGCCGTAAAGATGGTGCAACATCATTCCATCACCGATATAAACGCCGGCATGGTTAACGACCGATGCCTGATACTGCATCAAGATCACATCGCCGGGCTGCAGCTCTGCATCATGTGCAACGAAGCCGGCAGCGGCATAATTTTCGATGTACAGGTTTTCACCCTGCTCCCACCATCCATCCGCCCGTTCGAAATTCGGCAGCTCAATACCCCGCTCCTGTTTGTACCAATCGCGGATCAGACCGTAGCAGTCCCACACGCCATGAACGAACGGGCGGCCAATGATCGGAGCATCACCCTTTGGGGCGATAATCCGAACGTCGCCCTCAGGCCAGCTGATGATGATCCACGGCAAACCAGACTCGGTGCACAGCGCCTCATCGATCGGAGACGGCTGGGTCGTGGCGTCAGGGTGGGAATGCACCACAAACAGGATTTCGCCGGCATCCTCCGCCGCCGCATACTCTTCCGGCGAGATCCGGAAATACTCGGTCGGCTCGGCGTGGGTGTTCTTGCATGGGATATACCGATGCGCCCGGCCATCTTTGATGACCAGCCCGCAGCACTCCTCCGGGTACACCTCGGCGGCATGCTGCTGGATAGCCAGCAGAATGTGTTTTCTCATCATCTGGGTTATAGCCTTATCAGGGCGATCGCCGGGAAACCGCCGAACGGCAGCTCAGCATCTTTACCGAATCGCAGTTTGCAGGACGCAACCGTCCCACCGCACTCGTCCAGCGCAGGGTTATCAACGGGGTTGCCGTCTTTGTCGAAATAATTGGTGCCGGTATAACCGCAATCGGCCTTCCGATAGTCGCCACGCATGCACCATGTACACCGGCTGGTCATCTGGCGGTTCGGCAGCTTCTGGCCCTGCACATCGGCTGGGCTGGCCAGTGCGAACTCGACCGATGTATCGTTCTCCAGCGTCTTGGTATCGATATACCAGGTGTCGATTTGCTCTTTCTCCGGGTCAGCGTTTGGGTTGCCGGCGGGGAAATTTTTTGCGTCCAGAAACTCGGCGAACGTATTGTGGACCGTGACTTTGGCTAACAGCAGATCGTGGAACGTTTCGCACAATCTGGTGATCGAGTAGTCCAAGTTGGCCACGGCAAGCTTGGGACGAGGCGATGTCCCCTCGCTGGATTTTTCCAGTCCTGTAACTTGCGCCGGCCATGCGTCGTAGCGAATGCCCTGCCAATAAATCGGCTTAGCTGGCAACGAATCAACGTCGCCGGCGGCGAGCAGCTCGTCGGCGGTATAGGGGATCTCGTAATTGTGGAAATACAGCACATCGCCATCGAACGCGGTGCAGTCAACCTCGATCAACGTGATCGGCGCGCCCGGTTCCAGCGACTGTGAAACAGCGGAAAAACTCATGTTGATTACCTCGATGGGACCGTGGTCCCAATAACAAAAAACCCCGCGAAGGCGGGGTTTGGTGGGGGTGGTAGAGAGGACTGCTACACTTGGTATCCTGCATCTCTGCAAATCGGAGCCATCATCTCCTCCATTTCGCCACTATCAACCGAAGCTTCCGCAGAGATAATTTCTCCTTTTGGATTGCTTTTGATTGCTACCATCAACAAAGCATTACCAGCATAGCCACCATAAGAGTTTTTCGCATTGATATGGGCGCAGTAAATTTCCCCGCCTTTGTAGTCCTGCCAAGTGAATTTTGCACTATCGGGATCTTTCAGCTTTGCCCTAGCGACAACCTCAATAATCGACTTTTCCTTCGCGCTCAGCTCGCGAGCACTGGCGCTCAGTGCAGTAGTCGCCAAAACTAACGCCATGGTAGCGACGATAAATTTCTTCAAAACAATCCCTCCTGTTGGATAAAAACAGCCGCATTATGCCCGATCGTTACGACCGGTACCCAGTCGTGAACGTGACTGTTAACGTCCAATTTCCAAACCCCAGAGGCGTCGGCTTCAACTGCGACGCGCGATACAACCCCAATTCCCCCACAGGATTCACCCATTTGAATGACCGAGATGTGCCGTGCTCCCGCAAAAACTCCAGAATGGGTTTTATTTCCGCCCATTTATCTGTGAATGTCAGCGGCCAGCTCTGTTTTTCTCGGTGCATCCCCTCATCGATCACCTGCTCATAACCATCACCGAACTGCACTGTTCTGGTTTTCCAGCTGATGTCGCCGGTCGGCCCATTGAGTGGCGACCATGTGAACGTTTTTACCGTCATGCCAACCCCAATTGCCGTAAACGCTGATCGATCGCGCCGCCATTGCGCAACGCTTCATCCACCTGTTCCATCGTCTGTTGACGAATCAACTGCCGGGCAGCATTGTCCAATACGTTGTCCGTTCCTGCCTGCTGCTGACGCTCGTTCGTTTGACCTCGCTCAACGGTGATCGGCATGCTGAGCGATACCTGAACCTGCGTCGTTCGCGTCCCGCTGTTTGTTGGAACCGGCTCTCGACTCGGCCGCGATACGCTCCCGCCAACCAGACCGCCGTCTGCATACCCCCGGCCATAGGTCAGCTGGTTGAGGAATGGCAGCATGCCAGGGCGATTAACGACCTCTTGCGGTACCACCCATTCGCCAGCATGAACGATGCCGGCCACGTCGTGCTTGCCGCCCGGACCTGTGTAACCGCCATCTGCAAAACCAAACCACGACTCAACGCCGAGCGCCTTGCTGCCAGCCTTGATCGCCTCAAACATCAGCATCTTGGAAATCATCTGGCCTATATCACCAATGATCGATGACGCCATGGTTTTGAAGTCGCCGGTACCTTTGGTGATAAAATTACCAAAGGACGTTCCCATGGCATCCATGGCGCTGACCGCCACGCTTCGCGTCAAATCAAAGGAGTTCTCCGCAGATTCCTTCCAGTCCTGCAGACCGCGTTTCATGCCAGCAACGCTATCCTGCCGCAGCGCCATCTCATCGGCACTGCCCTTACGGACAATTCCAAGCTGCTTTGACTCTTCTTCGCTCAGGATCGCTGTCCTTTTCTTGTAAAGTAGTGATGATTTGTCAGAAAAGTCTTTATCCAGCTGTTCCCGCTTCTGCCGAAACTGCTCACGAATCTGCTGCTCAGCGAGCATTTGGTCATAGGCAGCGCTGCTCATTATCGGCTGAGCAAGCTTGTTGTCCCATTGTTGCTGCAACTGAGCAGTTTCCGCGACCAGCTCTATATGCTGTTCCTGCATCTTCAACGCCAACTTCCGCTGCTCGTTCGCACGCTCCAACGAGACGTTGATCTTCAACTGGGCGCGAAGCTGATCCTCGCTGGCCAAAACGCTCTTCTGCCCAGCGGTCAGGATTTTCTTGGCTTTCAGGTCGGCCATTTCCTGATTGAACGCCAGCAGCTTTTTCTCGGAACCGGTCAGCGTTTCAGTGGTGGCGTTCTGCTGCCGTAGCACTGCTTCTTGCTCTTTCAGCTCCTGCAGCCGGCGCGTCGCAGCATCGTCGGTGTACGCTGCTGATTTTTTCCTGTCTCCGTACTGCTTGTTGATGCCCTTCAGCGCCTGCGCGTATTCCTCGGCAGTCAATTTCCCTGCTTTATACTGAGCCGAAACAACGCTCGTCAGCCGAGCCTGTTCCTTCTTAGGGTCTGCGCCAGCTTTGATAGCTGCAGCGACCTCATTCTGGACCTTGATCTCATTCCGGGCAGCTTCCTGCTCCTTCTGCTGGCGTTGGAAGCGCTCTTCTGCTTCCTTCTTCGCCTTTTGTGCCGGGGCATCGCTGATGTCCAACTTAACACCAACTGCAAGCGCCTGGGCCTGAGCAGTCTTCATCTGAGCCTGACCGATAATGTCAAACGCGGACCCCACCTCGTTTTTCAGCGACTTCCAGATCGACGCCAAGCCACTGACGCTGTTCTCCTGCTCAGTGACCTTTTCTTTCACATCATCAAGATATTTTTGCTGCAGGAGAGCCGTCGCTTCACTGGTTTTTCCCTGCCGAGACAATGTAGCGATATGCTCAATAAACGTGGTGTTAAGCTGGACTCCTTGGTTCGTCAGCGCCTCCAGCCCCTTCAATGGATCTCCCTTCAAGCTCGACAGAGTGGAAGCCAGATCTTCAGACGACATACCCAGCTCGTTCATCCGGGTGCCGGTTTCTGCTACCTCTGACAGCATGTCTCCGCCAAACCCTGCACCTGCAGCATCGGTCACCGCCTTGACTGAGTTCTGCGTATTACCCAGGGTTACTGACAGCGTCCGAAGGTCGTTCGCCGTCAAAATGGCTCTGTTCCCTGATTTCTGGAGTGCGTCGTTGAACCCTTTGGTCTCGGCTTCGGCTCGCTGATACATCTCATAGAGAGCGGTGGCCCCAGCTGCCGCCGCCATTACTCCCAATCCAGGCAAGCCTCCAACCAGCGACATAGCTCCACGAAGCAGGCCTGATGAAGCTGCAGCAGCTCTCTGCTTTATCGTTAGCTCAACGTTGGCTGCTGCCAAATTTCGGGTGGCCGTTGTAAGCTGCCGCTTGCCGTCTGCTTCAGCAATATCAGCAGCGAGTACTGTTTTAGCCGCGCTGGCAACCTGCTGCTTCGCGCTGGCCTCAGCGATGTTCGCCTCACGAATTGCACGAGCGTTCTTAACGTGCTCTTCCTGATAGTCAACTGTGACGCCGTACTGCTTGTTGACCTCCGCTTGCTTGGCATAGTACTCGTCAAGTGCGAACGCCTGCTCCCGCTGAGCGGCGGCGGCGGCTATAGTTTTTTGAGCAGCAACAAATTTGCCCTGCGCATCCTCGCGGGATGCCTTGGCACTCTCAATCGCAGCCTGTGCAAAATTAACCTGCTCGGCGGCCGCTTCAATCATCACAGCACGCTGCTGATGAATGCTCCCGGTGCTTTGCTCGATGGCAGTTTTAAAGCCTTCGCCAAGTGCAGGGATCAGCGCGCTGGTGATGGTGCTGCCAGCAACGCTACTGCCAGACACCACCCCAGCCAACGCCGTTCGCAATTCGCCGAGACCCGTGATGCTGCGTCTTGTGCCCGTGCTGAGTTTCTTAAAGTCAGCGTCAGCCTGACGAGCACCAACACCGACCCCCTCAAACGCCGCCTTGGTTTTAAGAGATTCGGCCTGCGCTTGCTGGTTGAACTGCTGAGATTCACGCGCCGCCGACTTCATCGCGTCGCCGAACTGCGCTTTGAAGCTGGCCGAGTTGAGGTGGAGCGCCACCGCCAGCGATGCTACGTCAGCCATTTCCCAAGATTCTCCGGTGGGCTTCGAACAACTCGTCATCGGTCATTTCAGCCGGTGGCGGGGTTTCCCGTACCGGTACGTCCGATGCTGGCTCGTTCTGGATGTCGATGAATGCCTGCCAGTGCATAAAAACATCTGCTGGCAGGTCCATGATTTTTCGCGGATCTATCTCGCCCAAGCGGTAGGCCAACGCATAGGCCATCATCAACTGGGGCGAGTTGATCAGTTTTTTCGCGCGTCTTCCAGCGTGCCGTAACTGACGCGCTGGACGTCCATGACCGCCTCTTTAAGTGCACCCGGCGAATGTACTGCAAGCAGCTCAGCAACGGATGGAAGCTCGGTTTTGGCTGGTTTACTGCCATCTTCATTTACCAACGCACCCAGGAACAGTTCAATACTGATTTGGTTGAGTTTATCGGCGTCCTTCTCACCCTCGATCGCCTTCAAATAGTCGTCCAGCTCGGTAGAAGTCAAGCGGCGCACAAGAACTGTCTGGCCAAGTGCAGGAATTTCCGTTGGGGCGGTGTTAGGTTTCAGCAGGGATTTGTAATTCATTGGGATCTCTCAAAGATGGGGCGGGGTAAAACCGCCCGGTCCGGGCGGTAGGGCTATAACATCAGGCGTTGGTCGTCCATTTGATGTCGTTTTGCTTGGCGTAAACTTCAACCTGCAGGATCTTCCCATCAGGCCCATCAACCGCCTGACGTGCGAAGCCGGCCAACGCCAGCGTCAGATTGGCGACTTCTTTGTTCGGATATTCGATGAACATCACCGCCGCCTCTTTCTTCACAGCAGATGCCATGAACGCCATCTGATCTTTGTCGCTCGTATCGTCGATGAACGTGAACGTCAGGTCCTCACCTTCACCCATATCGCCGATATATTTCGGCGACGTGTCGATCAGGCGGCTGATCTTCAAAAACGAACCTTTTTGCCCAATGGTGCCGAGCGACATCGCGCTCTGCAGCAGCGCAGCTTTTTCCAGCGTAGTCCCCAACGGCCCCCACGAAACGCGGGTGCCGGCAGGGAATTTCGCATACGTTGCAGGGTCCTTAATGACCGGTGGAACTACTGGATCTGGCATGATTTTTTCTCGTCATACTATGAAAATGAAACGGCTGCAGAGCAGCCGCGGATGTGGTTATTTGCCTTCCAGCTCCTCCCGGAGCCGGATTGCGAGGATGTTCAGTACCCGTTGCCGGTTGTAATCCAGCGCCGGTCGCATGAACGGCTTGGCCACCTGTTTCCGCGTCCCGCGCTCCTGTGCCCACGCTTTGATATGGTGCGCACGCGATACACCAACGCGAACAGTGACAGCTGTCGGATAACTGGTGTTTTTGGTTTGGTCGACGCTGGTGATCTTGATGTCGTTGCGCATGTGCGGCCCGGCGCTTGTTTCATCAAAGCCGGCGTGCTGTTTCATGTCAGCCAGTACTGGTTCCATGGCATCACGACCAGCTTTACGCAACGCAGCGATCGACACCTTTTTCTCAGCCTCGGCTAACAGCCGGTCGAACTCCTGACCGGAAGGGAACTTGATCTGCATATCCATGATTCACTCCGCAAACGTCAGAATGTAATCTCGGGCTAGGCTGTAGAGAACGCTCCCGCTGGTCAGCGTTTCCTTGTCAAACGAAATGCCATCCCGGCGCACGTACTGGACTGGGTAGCCTTCTATCTGGCCATGAACAACGTCCCGCCATTCATCCCAAATCGCCTTGTCCAGCTTCACCAGTTTCGTCAGGTCGTTCTCTGCGTACAGCGTGATCTGAAACCGCCCGGCTGTCAGACCCGTTCTCACCATGCCGGCCATAACCTCCGGGTCAGAAACTCGCAGATAAGTGCCGCCGTTGTACGTCCCTGTCGGCAGCTGCAGTGGGAATATCTTCATGCCGGTGATCCGCTCGACCGACGCTTTAATCGCTAACTCGATCATGGGCTGGGTCAACCTCCGCCGTAATTACCACTCTGTCACTCTCTGACCGGTCAACGGTGCGCACTGTATAGCTGATGCCGTTGGCAATTACCTTCCAGTCGCCAACAACATCTGCCCTAGGAAATGTCGTGAACTGCCATGTTTCGACTACAGGAGCCTGATCTGCTGTGCGGATTTTCCGGTGCGAGATCGGCTCCGCTTTAACCCATGCTTTGCCGGCGGCGATAAACTTTCCCGGCAACGGCTCACCCATCTCGCCTTCACCTGACTCGATGTAACCGAACTGCACGCGGGTCTTCAACTCACCAGGGTCCAACGGTTTTACGCTCATACCGTGTGCTCCATCAGTGGGAACAGCAGGTAGTCGACACCCAGTTTTTCCGGGGTGTCGCTCTCTGTGTTCACGCCAACCGGATCGAGATACCAGCGCGCCACCATCATCTTCATCGCCAACTGAATATCCTCGTCAGCAATGAAGCCCCGATCACATTCCGGCATTTTTTCCAGCTCGTCCTTGTTCGCAACCAGCTTGCAGCTATAACCGCGCTCAATGCTCCGCTGAGCAGCTCTTATCAGAGACTCGATGTGGCCATCGTGTTCAGTGAATTCTGGCTCGAGCCGCAGCTGGATCTTTACGTCAGATACCGTAAGGATACTCATCGCCGGCGCTCCCCTTCATCAGCTTGTCGGCATCTTTTGGCCAACACGCATGGCCCCGTTCAACGAGCTGTCTCGCGTACTCAGGGCTAAAGCCCGCCAGATCGCCGCGTGAATAACGCTGATATGGACCGAGGAACACAACGCTCACTCGCTCCAGTAGATTTTGCGTCACGTTGTCGCCTTCATTTGCACCTGGGACCGTGGTCCCATCGTTTTCATCATCCGGGTCCGACGCCGACTTATCGCCGTTCGGGGCGTTCGGGTCCGACGCCGGCTTATCACCGTCCGGGGCGTTCGGGTCCGGTGCCGGCTTATCACCGTCCGGGGCGTTCGGGTCCGGTGCCGGCTTGTCGCCGTCCGGTGCGTCCGAGTCAGACGCCGGCTTGTCGCCCTCTGAGGCTTTCGATTTTGGCCCCGGCTGACTATCAACCTGCCCTTCAGTTACCACTTCTGGTCCATTCGTTGCAGGCGTTTTCTTTTCAGCTTTGGCGTCATTTTTAGCCGCCGGCGGATTCTTGTTCACTGCTGCCATGATTTCTCACCTATGAAAAAGCCCGCACGCAGCGGGCTTTAGTTCGTGAAAATGGGATTACCAGATGATGCCAGTACCCAGCACCAGACCTTCAACATGGCGGAAGCCGATGTCGTGTTCGGTGACAACGCGGATCACTGACTGGTTGTTCGTGAACGCGGAGATCATGTTGCCTTCGGCATCTGGATACGTCGCCTCTTTCGAGAAGTCGATCTTCATGATGCCGTCTTCGCCGATGACCACATCGTTGAAGTCCGCAAAATAAACCTCAGATTCGTTCGAACCGGCTCCCAGATTCTGTGGAATGGCGCTGGTACGCTCGATCGGGTAGCCTTTCAGCATACCGTTTGCCATTTCTGGATAAACCTTATTGCCATTGCCATCGCGCAGGCCGTACAGCTTCATGTAGGAACGGTTCGACATGCCCCAGCCGCACTTGATCATGTTGCTGTTGCTGTCCATGGCCATCAGCATGATGTTATCCAGATACTGATCGATGGCATCAAGAACCGGGTCCCCCGTCCATTTGATCGTGCGACCCGCCGCCGTAGCAACCGCTTTCATGCCTTTCGGCGTATCGCTGCTACCGTCATCTCGCATGAACGCCTTGTCTTCGCGAACAGCGATCGCTGTCAAGATGTCTTCCAGCACCAGTTGCTCCACATTAAAGCCGGCGCGACCGATCAGCTGGTTGGAGATTGGCACCAGCGCGATCATGGTCTTCGCGCTCAGCTTCACATCGCCGAACTTCGACTCGCTGGATTTCGCGGCTTTACCTTCACCGATGTAGTGCGCCTGAGCGCCACCGGACATCTTCGGCAATGACATGTTGCCGTTAGGGAGCGGCATGGAGCGAGCACCCAACTTACGGACGATAGTGCGAGCGCTCAGCAGTTCAATAACTTCGCTGTGCATGTTCTGTGGAACCAGCGCGCCGCCGCTGTCCGCCGCTGTGCTGATGGCCATCGACAGATTTTTGTCGTTCAGGTCTTCTGCAGCAAATTTAGATGCCTGCACCAAATCGCCTTTGCCGGCAGCAACCGCCATTACCATACGGGCCATGCCCGCGCCGGTGTACTGCTTCGGTTCTGGCTTAATAACAACGCCTGGGGCGTTGCCGTTAACGGCGCTCACTGGTGTGGCGACTGCCGCAGCCATGCGTTCTGCCGCTTCCAGCCGGCTAATTTGCGCGGTCAGCTCATCGAATTTTGCCGACAGCTTGTCGAACTCGGCCAGATCTTCAGCATTCAGCGTTTCACCGCCGGCTTCCCGCGCGGCCATAACCTGAACTTGCTGTTGGACACCCGCACGCGCACGGCGTAATTCTTCAATATTCATGCTTTTTCTCTCGTTTTTAGACATAAAAAAAGCAGCCGATTGGCTGCTTTCAGGTGACGCGTTTGCGCCGGGTTACATTTTTGCCTGCATGCCCATCGCCGCTGCGCGCATTTGGATGCGGCTCTGCGTTGGTTTCGCCTGATGGTACTTCGCTGCAATCGCGTTGATCGCCATCTGTGGGTCCGCCAACTCATCAGCAAGGCCTGCTTTGATACCTGCTTCTCCGCTAAAGCAGCGCGCCTGAGTGTCGATAACCGCTTGCAGCTTCATCCCGCGATATTCCGCGACGGAGTTCGTGAAAAGCTCATAGGCGCTATCGATCATCTGATCGATTTCTGCGCGCGCTGATTCGCTCAGCTTTTCGTGTGGAGAGCCGGTATTTTTGAAGTCGCCACGGTAGAACGTGGTAAACGTCAGGCCGACCTGATCTTCCCACCGTGACATTTCCATGTGCTCCATGATGACGCCGATCGACCCGACGCCAGACGTTTGGCTCATCACGATGCGGCCGCACGCCGACGCGATGAAATACGCCGCCGAATATGCTGAATAATTCACGATAGCGGTGATCGGCTTGATGCTGCGAGACTGAAAAATATAGTCGGCCAGCTCTTTACAGCCCGACACCATGCCGCCGCCGGAGTTGATGTCCAGTACGATTTCACTGACTGCGTTATCGTTCAGTGCTGCGTATAACTGGGAGCGGATGCGCTCGTAGCTCGTCAATTCCGTGCAGGTCTCAGTGATCTGGCCACGCCGCGCGACCAGCATGCCATGGACAGGAATGACCGCTACAACACCGCTTTCAACTGCCGGCGACGGCTCGGACACGGTATCAGCACCAAACGCCAAAATATCCTGCGTTGCCGCTACACCCTTCAGGCGAGGAACCAGAACTGACTTCACAGAGTCGAGCATCTGCCGGGTGGCGTAATGCGGAACCCCAAACACTTCGCTGGCGAGGTGCGGATAGTTGATCAACTTTTGCATTTTTCACCTGTAAAAAAGCCCGCTTGCTGCGGGCTTAACGTGGCTACTTCCAACTGCTCATTGAGCAGCTGAAGTGGAGCATTAAAAATCCGGGCCACGTCATTATGAGTAAATGATCGGGCATCAATTTTGCGCAACGTATGCTCGCCCACTGATGCCGGCATCCGGTTTATTTTCTGCACAGAACGGCCTCTATTTCTCGAATTTGCTGCGGGGATGCCGACGCCATCCCCGGCACCGCGCTGGTATCGATCATGTTGAGCGGGGTTAAATAGGTGTCGCCACCGGCGATCGGAGGCAGGTTCTCCATCCGGCGGATGTCATTGACCGACAGCCAGCCCCACTGCCGCCCTAGTGCATACGACTCATAGCGCGACTTCTGGTCCCCCCGTAGCAGCGAGGAGACGTTGAATTCGATATACAAATCGCGCCGCTCGCTCGGTAGCAACAGATCACGCATCATCGCCGACTCATGTCGCTTCAGCCATGCCAGGAGCGTGTACATCACGTACTGCAGCCCCTGATGCTCGATGTTGTTGTTCGTGCTTTTGTCCAGTAACTGGATCATGTGCGGTGGCACTTTGTATAACCGGCAAATTTCATTCACTGTCCACTGCCGGCTTTGCAGCAGCTGCGCCTTCTCATTGTCCTGAGAAAGCTGCTTGTACGTCATACCCTCCTGCAGCATACCGACAGAAAACGCGTTGCGAATACCGCTGTAGCGCTCCGTCCATTTTGAAAGGATTCGGTCGACCGCGTCTTGGCTGGCGATCGCTTTCACGTCAGCTGGTCGCTCAATCACGCCGGACATTGTCGTGCCGTGCGAGAACACCTGCGCCGCGTGCTTATCAACCGCCAGCCCCAGCCCAAGAACATCAGCGTTCGTTTGAATTGGCGAGGTACCCAAATATCCATCGAGCGAAAAATACTTGATGTGGTGCACCATGCGCATCGGCAACGTTTCACCCAAATCGGGCAAATGGTAATAGGGCAATGCATCCGGCCCTTTCATTACAATCACTTTCTTGGGGTTAACCGGGATCAGCTCAGTAATCTCGCCGGAGCCGGCGCGATCAATCAGCGCAAAGCTGTTCCCTTCCAGCCCCAGAACACCCTGGGTCTGTTCGTAATATTCGAACGATGTGTCCTTTTTATTCGGCTGGCTGTGGACGATATCGTATAGCGCGTGATCCGTTGCGCGCTCCCGGCCACCGTCTTTGGTTCTGCGGTACAGTTCGCACGGCAGCTGCGCCACAGACTCTGCGAGCAGAGTGACACAGGCCCGAACTGCACCGATGGCCATCGCCGTTTCGGGCGTGACGATCATTCCAGAACTGCTTTGACTGCTGCTTACACCAGCCGGAACCGTTGTAAAATCTGCCCGTTTCCCGGCGGGTTGCCGGCGGCTCGATGTGCTGATTGGTAAAAACATCAGTCGCCCTCACTTGCAGGGGCGGCAGGCTGATTTACCGACGCCATCTTTGCTGTCTGCCACGAAAACAGAAGAGCAAACAAACCGCCGACGATGTAGCCGGCAGGCGGATAAATTGACCATGCGCCGAACGAGATCAACGCAACACCCAGCAGGCCAATAATGAACCCGCTGATCACAATAATTTTCGTTAACATGCCACGTCCGATTCGTCGTAGATGGAGCCGCCTGACTCCGTGCTGTGGAGCATTGCGCGCCCAATAGCCATCAGGAGTGCAACTGCGCCGTCGATTTTTGATTGGTTATCGCCTTTGGTCGGGCGAACTCTGTCATCGCTACCGGGGACAAACGCCCCTATCACGTTGCTGATACACCACTTCAGGATTGGATTACCGTCGTGATGGAATCGCCCCCCAGCCAGCGCCGCTTCCAGCTCCATCATTGGCGGAGACATATTGGTAAAGTCTTGGCGGATTTCTATTGGCTCAAACCCATTGTCGGCTAACTCATGCGATAACGCCGTCGCCCCGCTCGGGTCGATAGGGATAATATTCATCCGCACACCACTTTCCTGTAGGGCCAATACACTGGCAAGAATTTCGCGATAGTCGGCTTCCGCACCATCCGTATCGATCAAGTCACCGCTATTAACCCATGCCTGGTATTTATCAGCCGCTTTGATGTGCTTCGGATCTGTTGAGTGGACGGTATCTTCTGGTACCCAGAACATAGGGCCGATGCAGTAGTAGTGCCGCTTCCCCTTAATTTCCCTGACGAACAATGGAATACCAGCGTTCAGGTCGAGTTTTTTCGCCAAATCCAACGCAAATATGCATTCATCCTGCCGGAAATCCTCAAACCGAAGGCTCTTGTCTTCAGCTGCTTTCCAGTGCTCCATGCTGAAGAACGCCGACGCTGCCGACACCCACATATTGAGGTGCTTGGTTTTTATTGCGTTAGTCTGACGCGGAACAGTGCGAGCGGTTTCCAGCTTTTTAACCAGATACTCGTAGCCAACCGATACACTTATGTTCGGGTTAGCCTTGATCAAGTTCGTAGGATCTTGCCAGTCGTCGCCGGGGTCCAGCTCGTAAATCATGCCGAAGATATGATCACCCGGCAGAATTCCGTCCAGTACCTCCTTCACCTCTTTATCCTTGTCGTAACAAGGTGAGGCGAGGTTGCTACCAGCAGTGGTGATAATAACGGTCAAAGGCTGGCTACGTGCGCCCATACCCGTTGTCATCGTCTGATATAGGGTGTCTGTCGAGTGTTCGTGATATTCGTCAATGATGGCGCACGACGGGGAGTCACCATCCCCAGGGTCGCCTACTACCGGGGCAAATATCGAACCATCCTCTCGGGTCAGCTTGTCGACCCAGACTTCTACACCAAAGTGCGAACGCAAGTTCGGCAGCATTCTGGCCATGTGGCGCGCTGGCGTGAAAACCTTTTTGGCCTGACGCATTTGCGTAGCGCCGCAGTAGACCTCGGCTCCGTTCTCACCATCAGCACAGAACATATATATTCCAATGCCCGCAGCAAAAAACGATTTACCATTTTTACGAGCAACTCGAATATATGCTTCAGTAAAACGGCGCTTTTTATCCTTCTTTCTCAACCAACCAAATATGCATGAGAAGATAAATAGCTGCCACGGCTCTGCCTTGAGCTTTTGCCCTTTCAAATCGCCGCTGGAATGGGGGAGCAACTGCACAAAACGGCACGCACGTTCAGCCTTCTCTCGATCAAACCGAAACGGGTAATCCTTATCGTTGATGCTCTTTTGCAGATCATCAATGTGGCGGTGGCACGCCATTTTGACGTAATTGCACGCCAGAATTTTCCCGCTGATGACGTCGCGCGCGTACTGCATCGCCGCGTTCACGTTTGGATATGTCGCCATCAGAGGTATCCATGATCAAAAACTGGGACCGCGGTCCCAGTTAGTAGCCTGCAAATTCGTTTCCTTTCTCTTCGTCGTTCGCCCCGCTGCCAGCACGCCGAACTCGGCTGGTCGGGTCCAGCCGCAGGACGACGCTGAGTCGGATCAGTTGTGAGATGCACTTGTCGCGAGTCTTTATTGCTGCGGACAGCTTCGCGCCGCCGGCGGCAGTTTCATCTGACATGCCATCGTTTTTAATTTCCTGATTGGCGTCATACAGGATTTGGATTGTGTTGCAGTACTCCATCAGGAGAAAACAATCCTGCATTGCAAAATTACCGCTATCGACCAATATCTTGCACGTCCGCTTCCACGCATCGACCGCCATTTCCCCCATCAACTCGTCTGGCGGAGAAACTGCGCGAGTCAGCGTCTTTGTTTGAACCCCCGAGTTCACTGGTTTTGCGCCGGCACCCGGCGAGCGAATCCCTGCCGACATCGCAGCACCTCAGATGTTAAAAATGTTCGAAAAAAAAATTCTTATTACACGCGCGTAAAAATCTACCTGAAGCGGCAGTCCCGGCGATCGAAAGGGGTTTGGGATTTGATCCCCCCTACCCCCTGAGAGCATTGGCTCAGACGCTCTGGGAGCGCCTGTGGCGATGCCATCATCAGTTTGCTGCCAGCTCTGCGCCCAGCAGTGCGAGCGCGATATGCGCCTCACCGTTCGGATGCGCGGCCAACAATTCTCTAATGCTTGCCACGCATTTCTTGACGGACTCCTGCGTTTCTGCAGGCAAATCAGCGATAGTGCCTTTGACTAGTAGCAAGGTTGCTTGTTCTTCAGTCATAACTTCGATCCCTTTACTCTTACCTGTTTCGTGATCAAAAAAGGTCGCCTTAGCGACCTTGGTAGTGATATTCGTAATGCCACGCGTGCGGCGATGTATCGACTCGTTCAAGCTTATAGACAAGCAAATACACCTTCCTGTTCGGATTTTCGTCCGATACAGGCTTCGTTAAAGGCTCAAGCTTAGGATGCATGTTGAGGTATGGCATCGGGGGGCTCTGGTTATCGCCATCAACACGAATCCATTCGCCATCATATTGACCGCCTACAAGCATGATATCCATGTACTACCTCGCCTCAGTCTCTCTATTGCGACTTATTATTCAGGGTCTGTAGCCAGCCTTCAACCTTGTCTGTGTTGTGTGCTGCCATCATGTGGGGGTTGGCGTACTGGCGAACCATCATGTCAGCCCCATAGATTAGCCTCATGGTTTCAGTAGCGAAACCCCAAGAATCACCAGTGCAATGCCAACCATCAAGGTACGCTACCCGGTGGATGACCACGTTGATTTCAACATCAACCATTCTGATGAACCAATCCGGTGCTCCCTGCTCCTTGGCCTTCAAGCGCCAGTATGCCAACGTCTTCAACCTTGGGCTGCTTTTAATCTGTTCCGCATAGGACAACGCAATATCAATGCTTTGTTCTTTCGTCAGAGGTACGGCCAGATCTCTTAACCCTCTCATCGCCTAAACCTCTCCGTCGCAGTCTTCGCCCTGTGACACGGAGCGCACAGCGACTCAAGGTTGTCGTCTGCATCAGTCCCGCCGTGGGCTTTCGGTATGATGTGGTCGACATGTGTCGCCACGGTTCCAATGCCCTTTCTCTTACATGCCTGGCATACGTAGTTATCACGCTGCAGGATACGAGGGCGGCGGATGTCCCACTGTCGGCCATAGCCTCGCTCATGCCGAGACTTGCCGCCTGTATGCCTCTGCCAACCGTCGCCGGCGTGCTGCTCACGATGCTGGTCGCAATACCCAGATCGGTCATTGGTTAATGCCGCGCAGCCTGTATGGCGGCACGGTCTCTTTGTTCGTGGAGGCATAGTAATCTCTGGTGTTGTCCGCTCTCTCGCGGGGTCACGCCGCTTCTTCCACCACGGCTGACGTTGCCGGCTTGATCCAGTTGCCACTGAGGTGTTGCCCGTTACTGACTCAACCAGCGCGCTCTGCATAAAGGAGCGATGCGTCTCTGCTAACGCTGACGGCGGCGACGGACGGCGCTTGATAGATCAGGCGCCCCTGAGTTCTGGGTAGTTTTTATCGGATAACGTTGTGATTACATGGGTTAGCCGAGCGTTGCTATCACTGACTTTTTCGGATAGGCCGTTGACCTCTTGAGCGATATGGTTCAGGCATTGAAGCACCTGATCATCAACTTTCACACCGAGGCTAACCGTCATTTGGCCAGCTTCATTTTGGCCACGCAATTTTGCGAATGCTGACTTCACCGCTTCAGCTGCCAAGTCGGCGGCAGTTTTATATCGGTCCGGTGACGTGCTGGCACATGCCTCAATCAGCAGCTTGGATAACGTTTCTTCTTCGATGCTGACCGACGATAGCGCCGTCATTTGGTTTTCCATGATGTCTCCGTTAATTATCAGGCGAGCAGCTCGGCATAGCCGGCCATGTCTGCGCTAGGGATGTTCAGGACTGAAAACGTCTTCAGTCCCAGCTTGTAGGCATAGTGATACTCAGCCGTAGCACCCGGTGACGCCTTCCACCCAGGGAGCAGCAGAACACCATCAGCAGCCCGAACCATGGCAAAGCAAATGTCCATGTATTCGCCTTGGGTCAGACCAGACGGCAGAGTTGCCGGGTTGAGAACGACATGCCCGCGGGCTGTCAGGCGCGCGGCTTCTTTGTTGAAGGCATCACGATTGAAGTTCTCATGCCCGGTCATCGGGCCTGCAATATAGACCTTCATTCTGCCGCCCCTTTGATCGGACCAGTAAGCACAAACCCAGCCAACGGCACATAGCTCGGGTTTAACTTCTTTCGCAACCATTGATACGGCAACAGCAGCCATTCAACAGCATCCATGCTCCATTCCGGAACCCAGTTACGTACAGCAACGTCCGGGGCGGCCGGATTACGCATGTTGATGTAAACCGGCACCACGCCGCAAAATAGGGCTTGATGGGTGTACATCTCAGTAATTTGCTCGTTGCTGAGCCGCTTAAAAATAGCCATCTACTCTCACTCTTTTTGAGCAATGCAACCCTGCTCCAGCGCCGCCATGTAACCGGTCAGCTGTGACATGTCTGCATTTGAAATAACGAAATATCCATCCACCTGAGCTGAATCACTCAGGACCGGCCTTATCGCTGCGCATGGCTCTGGCATCGGTATCGCCGGTGACTTCCCGCACGCGACCAAAGCGGCGCAGGTAATCAGCAGGATTATTCCGCGCATAATCAATCCTGCGCTGGCGTTCATCGGCCTCATGCGCCCTTACGCCCCGGATTATCAATTCCAGGGCTATCGCGACTATTCTCAATACGGCTTCCACGAATTTTCCCCTCTGCTTTGGCCGTTTCCACGATCTCACGGAATTTGTCATCGCTGGGACCACGGTCCCAATCGTCACGATCTCCGGCGGGAGCCGGTGGCACGTTCCGCGCGTGCTTGTAGTTCGCTGCCACCAAATCCAGCAGCTTCATCAAAATCGTCGGGATTCGGTCAGTAATGCGAGGCGGTAACACCGCCCGCAGCTGCGCCAGCGCATACAGCACGCCCGTAATAACCCCCAACCACGCCGCAAACCCCGGCGGAAGTGCGCTGATAACATCAGCCAGATCGGTGCTCACTTCGGCGCGGGCTGGGTCCATAACGACGACCAGCAGACCGAATACGCTGACCAGCGTCAGCCATCCTTTGAACATCGCCTTCATATCAACCCCCTGCGCCGAGGCGGCGCTCTTCGGCGAACAGCGCGTCCACATCGCTGCGTTGGCATTTTTCGAGGTAATCTGCTGGCGTGCCTTTGCCAGCAACCGTGTTGTAATACTGCTTCCAATAGCTGGCGCGGCCTTCTCGCGTAGCCGGGATAACTGTTGGCACTGCCATATAGCGCAGGCGGCAGAACACCATCGCCATCAACGGTGATGTCCTCAATTCCTGATACACGGTTCGAGATAAGTCGATGCCGAATTCCTTCAGCAAGCGGCTGGCCAACGCCGTGCCCTTGTATTTATCGCGTAACCATTCAAAGGTGCCTTGATCGACTTGCGTGAGGCCCGTTCCGGCGCTGGTTGGCGTAGGGTCTTTGTAATCCCCCAAAAGCGTCTCAGCTGCTGCTGTCTCAACAAGCAGCGCTACAGTGCTCTCAGGGTTTTTCCCACCGCCAAGCACGTCACAGGCCGCACGGGCATAGCTAATCGCGTCAATCTTGTTGACGAGTCCGTAATTCATTTCTTTCTCCCGCCGAAGATCCGGCTTAGATTTCGTTTTGCAAAGCCGGTGATGACTTCGGCGGCGTGTGGCCATGCCACTGCCGACAGCCCGGATAGGACGATCACCTGCGTTATTGAGAACTGGCCCATCAGGCCAAAGGTCCAGAGCGTGATCGCTACGATGACGCCGCGAAGAACATCACCAGTCACGCGCCGCAAGTTGAGCGGGTCGCTGGAAAGTAGGGCGCTCGAGATAACACCTGCAACGAGCATCAGCAAAACCAGCCAGAGGTCTGGATTTCCGTATTCAATTACCGTCGTCATAGCTCCGCCTGCAGCCTCAGCCCGGCGGGCCAAAAAAAAGCCCCGGAGACCGGGGCTACATGATTAAAGACGCCTTATTTCATCGGCAGTTTGCAAGAACCGCTCTTCCTCTAATTCGACGCCGAGCGACCGCCGACCCAGCATTTCCGCCGCTTTTAGCGTGGCACCCGACCCCATAAAGAAGTCCGCGACAAGATCGCCGGGGCGCGTGCTGGCGTTGATGATGTCGAGCATCATAGCCAACGGCTTTTCGCACGGATGTTTCCCTGGGTAGAACTGAACCGGCGGGTACGTCCAAACGTTCGTGTGCGGTACCGCCTTAGTCACGTTGAACGGTCGCCGAAGGCTCTCATACTCACCCCGCAGATCGTCGTACTGCCGTAGCAAGCCACCGTACTCCTCTGAAAGCCCAGCATATTCACGAGCTAATGAGGCGTGGTCGCTGGCCAGCCCGGTGCTACCCAATTCATCGGCACGACGATTAAACAGCTTTTGAAGAGCCGCGTACTGGGTTTCGCTCGGCAACTGCCATTGGCTCGCGCTAAACCAATGGCTACACATTTTTGTGCCTGTGACCTCATTGATTTCTTTCGCTGAAATGCCCAGCCGCTGGCGCGCTGACCTGAAATATTCAATCAGCGGCGCGAATACCTGCTGTTTCAGTTCTTGGCACTTTGATGCATAGCCCGTCGATCCTTTCGCAAAGCCGTCCGCACCATAGTGCTCAGCAAAGAGAACGTGCTCGGTCGCGGGGAAATACTGGCGGAATGATTCTTTGTTTGCCCCATTCCATCGCCCGCTTGGTTTCGCCCACACGATGTGGTTCAGCACGTTGAAGCGGGCGCGCATCAGTATTTCTGTATCAGCTGAAAGTTTCGGCCCACAAAACAGATACAGCGAGCCGCTTGGCTTCAGCACCCGCCAAAATTCAGCGAAGAACTCGTCCAGCCACGCCAAAAATTCAATAGTGGACGACCACTGATTGTCCCAGCCGTTTGTCTTAACGCGGTAATAGGGCGGATCAGTAATGATGGCGTCAATGCAGTTGTCTGGCAGGGTTTTGATATATTGCAGGGAATCCGCGTGTACTAATTTCGCACTGTTTATTTCTACAGTGTTTTTCATGGTGTTTCGAGCCGTATTTTGGTAGGCTTCCACCGCTGTTGCGCAATCAGCAATGGGCCTCGGTTCGCCATGTTTAGCGGCATGGGTCGAATGCTGTGGCCACGTCCAACCGTGGCCGCAGCGCCCATTCTACAGGCACAAAAAAACCGCCTTGTGGGCGGTTGCGATATGTCGGCTTACAAAATTGCCAACTTAATGAAACAGTACCTTTTTATTCATTTTTTATCAAGCGTTAAATTGGGACCATGGTCCCAATCCATCTGCAGCCCTAAATTCGTCCCCCGTTTATAGGCCCTATATTCAGGTGTCAGTGCATAGCGGCCCCAGCCATTCTTCGTTGCTATATTGAACTCGACAAACTGCTGCAGAATAAACTCAACCTCTGGATCTCCCATTCCCAGACTGTCAGCAATATCGACAACCTTCTCCCCATCGGCAGACGGGGCTATAGCCATCAAAATACAGAGTGCCTGTTCGGTCATACCGGCGCTTAGCTGTTTAAAATTCATTGCAACTCCTGCTGTTTCGCGGGTGGCGTCCCGCTGTCAAAATAGCCGCCCGTAGGCGGCTTATAATCAATCTTTGAAAGTATGGTCTAATTCGTTGATTCTGGAATATAACTTGGCAAACTGCTCTTGCACGTCGCTCAATATTTGCCCTGCCAACCGCTCGACCAGTTGTTCGCTGTTCCAGTGATATTTTTGGCTCAGGGCGCGCAATTTGAGGTGCATTTCACACATCTCGTTTGAAAACTCAGCTACGTCCTTCCTGACCTCTTCAAAACCTGCGTAGTTCATAATAACTCCTGTCTTTTTATTAAGTTAAATGCGGGTGGCGTCCCGCTACGACAAGAACTTTAACTCTGGTGCCGGCCCAATGCTAGCTTTATATCGCAACTTTTAAGTTATTTTTAATAACATTTGTGTTGTGTTTTTTATCTGATTTGTTATCATTAACTCGATGGTTAAGGAGGCCCTGTGAAGTACAGCGAGTTCAGACGGTGGCTACTTAAGCAGGGTGCGGAATTTACAAAAGCACCCGGCGGCGGAAGCCACCAGAAAGTGGCATTAAACGGGAAGAGGTCAGTTTTTCCAGACCACGGATCGAAAGAAATGCCGGAAGGGTTAAGAAAGAAAATAATGAAGGATCTGGGGCTGTAAGCCCCTGCCTTTTTAAACGAGGTTACACGCCGCCAAAGACGAAGTACCAAAACGACTATCAAGGAATTTCATATGTTTAACTATGCGGTAAAATTAGAGCACGACGACGCGACAGGCGCTTATATCGTCTCATGCCGTGACCTGCCATTAATGAACTCGGTAGGGTACTCGGTTGATGAGGCACTGATGGAGGCCGTTGACGGTATCGTCACCGCGCTATCAATCGAAATTGAAGAACGCCGCCCTGTGCCAGCGGCATCACCAAAACAGCCTGGGGAACACGTTGTTGCACTGCCCGTTCTTGTTACGATGAAAGCGGCATTGCATAACGCGATGATCGAGACGGGAACGCGCAAGGCTGAGTTGGCGCGCAAGCTGGGGCAGAAGGGGCCTCAGATCGATCGTTTGCTGGATGTGGAACATTCGTCAAAAGTTGAGACCGTCGAGCTGGCACTACATCAGCTACAACGGCGCGTCGATCTGAATGTCATGCATGACGCACGCTAAAATGCAGAGCAGAAGGGTGGGACCATGGTCCCACCTAATTTTTAAGCCATGTGCTGTAGAAAATATTTGCTGTTTTTTTGATATATTTGTACGTCCATTTTTTGACGCAGCAGTAGACACTCGCTAGTGATTTCACCGGCAGACGCTACCAGTTGAATGGTGTCCTGCAAGAAAATGCTGCTTTCATTGCTTTCTAGCGTCCGCTTTACCGTCCTCAGAATTGCATCCAGTTGAGCCAATTTGCTAGCCATGGCCTCCGATTCACATTGTTGCTTCACATTACCTCCTTACTTTTTAGAGCTTTACTGACCCGGCGTATTCACAAAAAATATCAACTGATGTTACAAATCAAATGAGAATAGTTTACAAGATTATTATATACTGTATTTTTATACAGTGTAATTAAGTGGGCTAACTTATCCAAGCGATTTGTTACGATTTAAATTTAAACGCTCGTAAGTTGATCATATCTCATTGTTAATAGTGGATATTTACTGCTCTCTGCTGTTAAAACTCGCTCACCAATCGATAAGATTTCATCACGCGGCAACGGTAGGCCAGCAGCCATGAACGGATGCTCGCCGGGGATAAATTCAGCGACGGCATGATTCTCCGTCTGGTCATCGTCCAGCGCGCCGGTACCGGCATTGACGAACGAAACCCTGCCGACAATGAACCAGATCCGGCTGGCCAACCGCCACGGGAACCACTGCTCCCCTGGGCGCGCGCGGAACAACCACATCGAGTACACACCCGACTCGGCCTCGCGGTGGGCTTTCCTGAAGAAATTATCCATGCCGTTATGCGCGACCGCCGCGCGCGAGTCCTCCTTCGAGAACGGCGGGTTAAAATACAGCGCGCTTTCTACCCCTCGGCGCTCTGCTTCAGCTTTCCAGTCCAGCTGCAGGCAGTTCATCTCTCGCGTGAAGTAGTCCGGCAGCAAGTGATTCTCATCACTCGCGCATCCGTCAATTGAGCAGGGACGAAGAAGGGAAAACAGCCCCGCTGCAATTCGAGGATCGGTCCGCCAAATGTCGCGAAGTTCAGCTGGCGTTAAGCTGCGATGATCGAGAATCATTGCCCCTCCACTGGACGGTATGCATGGCGATGGCCAGCAGCTGCTTGGCGATGTTCTACCATGCCATTGGCCGCAGCCGCGTCGAGGTAGCGGCGGATGGCTTGCGTGCTCAAGCCGACATCAAAACGCAAGCTATCCGCAACAACGAACCCATCACCGCCGGCGGCGGTGCAGCTCTGGCTTTTTCTGGCCAGAACGGCCAGCAGGTTAGTGCGCTGGTGGTTTACTGGTTGCATGATTCCTCCGTTGCGAAATATTTGTCCAAATGGTCAGCTTCGCTCGCTGATTTCGATGATTCGAACAGGTCAAGGTGGCGGGCGTCCCTGTTTACCCAGGCATTTCTGGCTTCGTCAATCAGCTCACCAACGTCAGCTTCGGAATACACCACTTTCTCAACCTCTTCCCCTTGCGCGCCACACTCATGGCAGAACACATACGCACCGATGAACAAGCCATCGCTTTCATCGTCGGATAACCGTTCGTCAGGTAAACCAAACGGCGTCCCACTGATTACTTCACGCAGAAACGTTACTGGTGGCCCAGAACAAAACGGGCATGGGGTAAGATCTGTCTCCCTCGTTTTCATGGACTTTCCTTCTTCTTGGCGTTTCTCAGCTTGGTGATGCGGGACTTGACCGCGCGCGATTCAGCATCACTCTCTGCTGCCGTCAGCGCGAATTTCAGCGCTTGCAGTGGTGTCGTAAACAGGTCGCTCGGCAACCCACGTTCGACTGAAAACTGGCGACGGCAACAGGCCGGGATGTTAGGCAGCCACGCACCTTTCTTATCCTGCGTCAACAAAGTGCCACGCTGTGCCACGTTGACGTATAGGCTCTTGTCTGGGTACGCCTTCGGCACGCCGTAGCGCGTTTGACTATTGCGCTTACGGCGCACGGTGCGTACCTCCCACTCGTCGATAGTGATTTCCACTCGGCCATTGTCATCGGTGTACGGCCAGCAGCTGTAAAACACCTTCCCCGGTTTGAATTTCACTGGCCATTCCCCTCACTCGTAAAGCCAGCGGCGATCAGCTCCACTTCCTCTATCGCATCGGCGAATCCAAACCAATTGCTCCACTCAGGCCGCTTCCCTGTTATGGCCTCGTACATGTCATCCAGAGCCGCGTGGGCACTATCACGTTCATCAATCAGTTGCGTCTCGCTTCTATCCAGTTCGGTAATGCGTTTTTTGTCCTTATCGTTCATGATGATCAGGTGCTTGGCTGCATCCTGCGCTTTCTGGAATTTATCGGCGTAATCGGTGGCGATGGCTTCCAGCTCGGCGATGCGCTTTTTGTCAGCATCACGTTCAGCAAGCAGTTCGAGAACGACAGCAGGGTTGGCGGCAGTGATGTACCGCGCGTTTGCCTGCTGCTCGGAGCTGAATGGCTCGTCAAAGCCAGATTCTGAACCACCACCCTCTATTTGGGCGATACTGACAATACGGCCGTCGTATCGCTCTTCTGTAGAAACGTTGGCGTTGTCGCCTTCACTCCATGAGTCATCGTCTAAAATCCACGGCCCCGGAGTAGCGGCCATTGCGGCCGCTTTCAGTTCGCTCAGCTTATTCACAGTCATCACCCTCGCAATTAATACAAGCGCAATCGTCGCCCATGTCGCAGCAACTGCATTTTTCCGCTCCGCAATGTGGGCATTTCTCCTTATGTTCTGGGGTTTCAAACCCGCAGCTTTCACATTCTATCTGCTTGTTATCCACGACTTTCCTCCAGTAAATCCTGCATACGTCGATATAGCTTTGGAGCCCGACCTGTGCTGGACTCCAAACAAAACAGAGCACATAGCTCATCCCAGTTATCGAGTAACGGCTTGAATGCAGGGCAAAGCTGGCCAATACGAGAAAACGACGCACGGATAGATGGAGCTTTCTCCAGTAGGCGATAGCATCGCCCGAAGTCGCTGGGATCTAACGGTGGGTTAAAGCGGCCTTTTTCCGCGCCAAGATGAATAGCCGCCATTGTTTCAGAGCTGATCCCGGTATCGCGGGAAACAAACCATTCAGCGATTACCTTTAATTCTTCTTGCTTATCCATTCTTCGACTCCCCAGCCCTGCTGATTGGCCATGCTGCAAATTCACCTTTCGGCAGCTCATCAGTGACATCACGATCTGCCCATGAGAGAAACTTATCTCGACTTACTGACGGGTAATGCCGGCCGAACGAAACTGATGGGCTGTCGTATTGCACTGTGGTAGCGCCGACATGCAGGATCGTTCTGTCGTTAACCAAACCCATCGCGTTGCGAGGGCGCTTTCCGCGATAGGTTCTACCGCTCTGAAGCTTCAGTTCATTTGCTGGCATCACTGGGCGCTCTTTCATTTAGCCTCCCGATCCGTATAGGCGAGGTCGTAGAACTGGCCATAGGTCAGCCTCTGGAATTCGGCGGGGATGGTTACGTCGCCGTGCTTCGCTTCACCTTCACGGTCTTTGGTGTTTGGGATGGCGAACAGCAGGCAGTCATCTCGCCCCGGGCAGCGGCCGCCGTAGGTGCTCAGCAGGGGAATGCCTCTGGCCGTTCCACGGCCGAAGCCGGTCCGCATTATTCCGTAATGGTCAATGATGAATTTTTGCCACGGCGGTAAATCTGCCAACTCGCTGTTCGCCTTGGCTATTGCCGCATCCAGAAGCTTGTTGAACGCCCGACCATCCTTGGTGTTACCCTTTCCGCGAGCGAAGAAAACGGGATTACCTTCGAAATAGTCGCGATGCTTGATGGTGATCTGGCACGGGAATTCGTGATCGGCCGGCCATGCTAGGGAGCGGACTCGGGTCCCTTTGTCACCGAACCCGGATGAAAGTGAGTGCGCTACCGCCCCGAACTCATCCTGCAGCGAGCCGATGATAGCCTTGCGCTTGGAGTCGATGGTGCAAAAGCTATCAATCAGGACCTTGACGGATGTCCCTTCTACTTTGAAATAGTTATAGTGCTTGGCATTATCTGACATGTTATTCCCCCTCCCGCAGCTTGCCGGTAAGAGTGTGATGAGGAGCCAGCAAACGCTGCCAGATCGCAGAAACATATTCAGCTTGGTGAATGGCGTCTGCCAGCGCATGATGGCGCTCACCGGTGAAGGGGTGATCTCGCTTAGGGTCAAAGCCGATGGCGCGGCCCAGGGCCACTACTGTGCGAACATCTTGATCATTCCAGAATTTCCAGAACTCAGGGAAGTTGCAGCGGGCATATGCTGATCGCAAGATAACTTGGTCAAACGACGCACCATTGCCCCATACCTGCAGCCGACCTAACCCCGCGACTGTGCTGTAACCAGTGACAAATTCGGTTAGCTGGGAAAGGGCGTCGACAATATGCAGCCGTTCGCCACAGGTGATCGCTCCGCGCGCGGCATCACTCTGCTTCAGCCACCATTCGATTGTGTCCGCGTCAGGCACTGCCCCCATCTGAAGTTCAGATTTAAGAGTCACAGCACGATAAAAATCAGGGCCAAGCCCACCGGTCATAGGGTCAAAAAATACCGCGCCGATGGCAACGATCGGAGCGTTTGGGTTCGTCCCCATGGCCTCAAGGTCAACCATGAGATGAGTCATTTTCGCCATTTTATTTCCACAATTTCTGTTGATAAGTCCGCGATGGGCGCGGTTTTTTCTTCATTTCTGGGAGCCGCACATTGACCATGCGCTCACCGATGTTGAACCACTGAATAACGCTGACTTGCCGACCAGCGGCTCGGTATCGATCCGCCAGTCTCTCCGCTTCATCAGCGCTCATAGGTCCCTGCTGAAACCACCCGAGCGCCATTACTATTCCTGCTCGTCATCGCTGTCGTTGGAAACGCCAAAGAACGCTGCGAGGCTCTGCAAAATGCGCGGGGCTGTCGCTGCAACCAGCAGCATCTCTACGGCATAGCGATGCTGGCCATCCTCGACGTCGTCATTTGCAGGATCGTCATTGTCATAATCGAAGCGCTTCAGGTGCGGGTTCCCAGACTCAGGGAGGTGGAGGGCAAAATCGGCCACGTTCTCGATCTGGCCATTGGATGGGCGATTTACCAGCGCCATTTCAGCCGTGCGAATCGTCATGGTTTCCAGTACCGAACGGGCTTCCGGGCTATCATTGCGAACGCCGTCCAACGTGACTTTTAACGAAGTATCAGAGCCTGTTGCTACCGTTCTACCGAATGGCGAAATAGTCAGGTCATCAGGCAGCTTATACATGCTCTTGTCGGCCCCTCGGGTGAGGTAATCCGTCAATGCACGTGACTCAAGGCCACAGAATCCCCACGGCACCGACGCTAATCCGCCCAAAATGTGACGCAAATACGACAGCGCAGACTCGCACTTTTTAGCGTTGCTGCCAGAAACCAAAATCAGCTTCTCTGCCGGGCAAACCAGAATGAACGCAGCCCATTGTTTGATAGGGGCATAGCGGATCACTTCATTTCGTGCCTGCTCTTCGAACTCATACTGCAGTTGTTCAGTGACGTCTCGACCAGCATCGATCGCCGCTTCAATTCGCTCCTGGGCAAGCTGCTTCACTGCTACTGGGTTCGCGGTGCGCGAACTCTCCAGATATTTGAACAACGTGCGCCCATCAGAGGACACAACCCGAACATCATCAACGATACGAGCAAAGCCGCCGCCGGCACTGGCGGAACCCGTCAATCCATCAAAGCCCTTTGCCTCTACCAGCTCAGTGATGTTCGCAGGAATCGGCGTGTCACAGTTGTAGGGGAACAGCGTGCGGAACATCTTCATGACTTCACCCCACGCTTACGACTGTTATTGACTGACTTTCTCGCACGATCCATCTCGCGTTCGAACCGCGTTTTAGGTGGCTTCCCAGCAACTACTCGCGTGCACTGAACAACCGCCTTAGCTGGCTTTGGGCCGAACCCGCCGCGCAATTGGTGCAGGTATGTAGGGCCAAAATCTATGCTGGTGTCCACGTAGTGACGCCCGCCGATCACCATCGGCTCATTGAGTGAAAAACTCATGTGACTCTCCATTTACAGTGGGACCGCGGTCCCAGATTTGCAGGAGTCAGATCGCCGCGCGGCGGTCGCATCCTGTTGTTGTCGCTCATAGCGCTCGATCCAGAGCGATTCGATGTGTTGGTCGCCTTTGCGGTTACATCCGTACCACTCAGCGATAACGCTTTGCTTGTTCCCATCGGGGTATGTTCGGAACCCACATGTCGGGCAATGCATCAAGAATTCATTACGTGCGGATGAGAACAACAGGCGGGGCTTGTCAGCCCGGCGACCCATCACCTGTTCACATAGGCACTGCGGAACGTCTGCGAAGACGGCGTTCGTCCCGGTGCTTTTGTTCGGCATGGATTAATGCCTCCCGATCTAACGTGGCCACGATCTGCAGTAGCGCCGTCCAACGAGGTTGATAGTTCTGAATCCAGTTGTTCAGCGCTTCGCCGGCCAGCTTTGCAAGATCTGAGGACTCATATGAGAAAACACCGCGATTAACTGCCCCCTTGCTCTCCTGCACGGCCAGCCAAACGAAGCGCTGGATCACCTCTTTGGTTTTCTTGCTCATGCGAGGCGCTCCGATCTCACGCTGGTAAACAAGAAATGCTGACCAGACGTGATGGCATAGCATCACTTGGTGCTCGAACGCCGTGGCATCGCCATAGCAGTAGCGAACCCACGACTCATAAGCTGGGGGGAGTAGGGAAACGACACGACGCCAGCTCGCCAACCGATAAACCTCCGGGCTGATCAGCAGCTTCCCGCCTTTGTACGGGCGGGTTTCGCTGCAATGCACTGGGGTCGCCTCGACTCGAATGGTTCGGTCATCCAGCTCTATCTCGCGCATTGGTCTCGCCAGAAAGCTCTGGTTCGTTTTGTCAGCAAACACACGTGATTCATCGCGTTTCTTGTCACGCGATGAATTTACGCAGAGCAGAGCGCTGGTTAAGCTCGTTCTGACGTACTCAAACTGCAGCATCAGAGACCTCCAACAGCGGGCTGTTGCGACCCAGCATCAGCGCTTCTGGAGCGATCCCCGTAGCAGCTTCGATGTTGTTAATCTCACGCTTAACCAACGCCGCAAGCTCGAAAAGACGGTTCTGCAACGCCTGTACTGCTGTTCTGCAGTCGTTGTTGTCATACACGCCGTCATGAGCAGGCTCAGCATGTGCCAACATGTCGCCGAACTTCATCGTGATAGCGTCCAGCTCAGCATCTACCGAGCTGGCAGATCGGCGCGTGTAGCGCGGCACTTGGATAAACACTAACCCCTGCAGAGCAGCCATCTTGATTCGGCATTCGCTGCGGAAAGGCTCAGGAAGCGCTGCTGCCCACGTGATCAACCAATCTGCCGGCATACGAACGTCGCCACACATCACGCGCTCAGTCTGTTTAATGCTGCGATTACGCCACCGCGTGTATGACTCAGCGGTCACACCCTCGGTGCCTGTGTTGATCAGCCCCTGAATTTCCAGGGCAGGAATCAGGCGCGTTGTAGCAAAGTGAGCGCAGCTTTCGCCGGTGCGCGACAACATCTGCTCTGTGGCTTCAATGACGACTGACGACATAGTGTCGCGCGCCGGACATTTACCCATGATTCCTCCGTTTGGCATTCTGCCGTTGCAGCGTGTAATCCGATTTGAGTTTTCCACGCGTCTTTACTTCCAGTTCGTATTGCCGATGCTCAGGCACTTCCGGCCCCCATTGGTAGATGGAGGAGCGATGACAATCCAAGAAAGCACAGAGCTTTCTCATGCCACCCATATAGGCAATAACATCCGTCGTTTTCATCCTTTGATGTTATGCATCCTGAACAAAAATGTCCAGTAAACAGATCATTTTTGTGATCTGTTTTCAATGCCTCGGCTGTATAGCTGGCTGTACAAAATTGGTTTATGATTTCATCTATGAAAAAACGTGGTGACTGGCTGAAAGAACGCCGCGAGGAGCTAAAGGCCCTCGATAAAAAGAGATTCTCTGTGCGAGCCGTTGCGGAGCGCGTAGGGATTTCCTACGCTGGCCTGTCTCATTTAGAGAACAATGATGCAATGCCGGCTTTGGATCTGGCGTTCAAACTGGCAAGAGAACTTGATCGTTCTGTCGAGTGGGTGCTGACTGGCGTAGGCGATGGCAGCTCGATGGGTATCCCTGTTATAGGAACAACCCTTTCTGGCCCTGACATGGCGTGGTTGGAAAGTAGTGGGCGCGGTTCAACGATCCTTGAGTACGTGAACGTTCCTGTAAAAAGCCATCGCCTGTACGGTTTGAAGGTCTCTGGCGATCAATCTCTATCTCGCTATTATGAAGGTGAGGTAGTCATTGCAGATCCCGATTTAGATCCAGTCACTGGCGAAGATGTTGTCGTCGTCACAAAATCAGATAATGGTTCTGTAGTAAAAGTTCTCGCGAGTCAGCGTGATAACAAGGTTTTCCTAGACTCCCCAGATGACCGATCTCAGCGGGTGATTAGGGATCTTGACGAAATTATTTTGATGCACCCTGTGGTTTTAGTGGCTAAATCTACAGCGATTAAGGTGAAATGAAACTGATTTAGAGACAAGTTTGTCAAGTCAACAGATCAAGGTTATTATGTGGCGTAATAACCGATTTGCGGCGGCTTGGCTAGGTCAATATTTGAGCAACTCGAATTTTTGACAAATAAAAAGCCCCGGTTGTGGCGACCGGGGCTTCGTATCGGAGGTGTCTACAAAAAACCAACTCTCCTGCAATGTGAGTTGATTGTAGCCGCTTCCGCTAATCCTGCGCAACTGTGCAGCGTGATTTTTTGGCGGAAAAAATGAAAATAACGGATTTCTATCAACAAAAATTTAATTCTGACCCGTTCGAGCTGCTTGACGCAGCCCATTCCGAACTGGCTTCAATCGCCGGCGCAGCTGGCATCGACTGGAACGAATGTGCTCCAGAAATCCAGCTAACCACATCACGTGGCACCTCTGAAAAATTCACAAAATACACCCGTCATGCACCCGCTGTTACCAATCAGAAGCTGCGCGGCAAAGTTGAGATCTACTCCCGACAAGAAGCCACAACAGACGGCATCAAATACCCATTCGTGAACTTTGTCTCGAAGGGTGCTGATGCTGGTGTTTGGTCAGGCATTCAGTTCCTTTGGGCTGAGTTCCGCCGGTTCATGGAGTCAAGCACTGGGACCACGGTCCCAGTATCCCAAGCGGAGATTGAACGCAAAGAGCGGGCAGAGAAAAAACGCCTAGAGCGCGAAGAACACGCGCGAATTGCAGACCTCATGAACAACCAACGCCGTGCAGCAGATCTGCAGGAATATCTGGAATTCATGGCTGCGTTCTCGTCTTCTCCCATCGAAGATGGTTCCGCGCCCTATGCAGTGCAAAAGGGGATTTCGTCGATTTTCTCTCTGTGCAACGTTCGTCGGGTTACTATGTGGGACCGTGGTCGCAGCGGTCAAAATTTAATCAATCGTGAATGCATGGCAATCCCCTTGTCTCGTATCGACGGCATGCACGATGGCCGCATCGTGGGCTGGCAACGTATTTACCCTGATGGTGGGAAATTCCAGACGCGCGCGATTGATGCCGGGGACTTTGCTGGCAGCTGCCACATCATTGGCAAATTACGTGGAGCACGCCGCGTATGCGTTGTTGAGGGGTTCGCAACGGGTGCCTCTGTCTATATGGCTGCAAAGAAGCGATTTGATGCGGTGATCGTTGCTGTTTCAGCAAACAACGTCATCAAAGTTGTTGAGCAGCTGGACGCCGTATATCCGGGTGTTGAGGTTTGGTGTGCTCTCGATAACGATATTGAAGCCGCGAGCCAAGGTAAAGGGAACACGGGTATCAAAGTGGGGATCGATGTGATGAAACGATTCCCCAATGTACGCTGCACCCGCCCGTTATTTTCCGATGGCCAGCTAACACCTGCTGGTAAAATACCAAACGACTTCAACGATCTAGTTGCAATTTCTGGAATAACAGAAGCCAACAGGCAGCTATTTTCTAACGACAATCGTGTCAAACTTTCCGCCCATCCATTTGAAGCTGAATTGCTGGCACTCAGCGTCGCTCCAACGGGTAAACAACATCGCCGAACTTTCTCCCGACAGCTGATCGCGTGTATCGATGCCGGTATGCTGCTTTGCCCGGCGAAGATGTCGCCGAAAGAACTGATAGCGGTGATCAGCAGCCAACTGAAAAGCTGCGGTGCTGATGATGCGTTCCGTAATACGGTTATCAGCCGCGTCAAGCGCAGGTTCGAACAGAAGTGCCAAAAGGCTCAGTCGTTCCGTTCGTTCAGCGATCGCATTACTAATGCAGCGCTTCGCCCGGACCATATCACATACAAGCGATTCAACACGCCACAGATCACCCCTGAGGTTCTTGCGTATATTAAGTCGCTGCATGGCCCTGTTATCGTTCGCGCCGGAATGGGTTCGGGCAAGTCGAAACACCTGCTGCGACCACTCATGCATTCATCAGATCGCGGAGTGTCCGTTGCGCACCGTGTCAGCCTGATCGGTGGGCTGTGGGACATGATGACCCGTGACGATAACGGCCAACGACTGAAAACCGATATTCTGCACTATCAGGACCCCGGTGCTACTGATATGGCTCCTCATGCGAATAAAGTGGCCATCTGCATCAACAGCACAGTGAAGGGGTGCTGGAGACCGCTGATGACAAAACACGACTTCTTCGGGTTAGACGAAGCAACCCAGGGGCTGCGTGCAACACTGTCAGGAAAAGCGATGGCCCACCCGGTCGACGTTTTTAATAGGCTGATTGAGTCGATTGCGATGACCGACGATCATGCTCTGCTGGTTGATGCTGATGCCAGCGATATTCTGGTCGACCTGTGCGAACTGGCGCTGGCCAAGCGTGAGCAGATGGGGCTTTCAACATGGACACAGGTACATGTTGTTGAGCTGCCAGTTGATGTGACGTATGAGAAAGAAGGCGCGCGCGCAGCGCGCCGCGTGCTTTACACCGATACAAACCGGATCATGGTTGAGGTGTTGAAAGCCGTCGAAGCTGGCGAAAAATTCCTGCTGGCTACCGACTCTACAAATTTTGCCGAGCAGCTGCTGCTGCAGCTGCGCGATCGCTGGCCAGAAAAGAAGTGGCTGTACGTTAGTCAAGACACAAAGCCCGATCAGGAAGTGATCGAGTTTACCGACTCCCCCAATACCCGTGCGCCACTGTATGACGGTCTGATTTATAGCCCAGCGATCTCGTCAGGTGTATCGATCGAGACCCGGCATTTCACACGGCACTTCGGTTCGTTCTGCGGGCAGGTTGTACCATCTGATGCAATACAAATGCTGCGCCGCGACAGAACCGCGACAGAATTTATGGTTGGGCTGGGGCAAATCCCAGGGCGCAGAGAAGAAAGCGCAGAAAGCATCAAGCGCGGCTTCCTGCAGGCGCTGCTGGATACAGCAGACATCAACGAAGAATTCACAGATGCCATTTTTGACGGGGATCGCTTATCGCTTGGTTTGGCCGATACAACCTACGTCAAACTGAAGTTCAAGATCGCCGGCATGGAGGCGCAGGCGCGGAACGACTTTGCAAATAACTTCATCTGCATCCTGTTCGCCGATGGGTATGACGTCCAGCACCTGTCCGAAAACGAGGCCCTGAGCGATGCCGGGAAAACCCTGCGTAAAGACGCCAAGGCGCGCGTTTGGGATATGACCGTGCTGCGACACATCGAAGCTGAAACACCGACAGAAGAAGAGCGCGAAGAGCTGATGTCCAAACGTTCACTCTCAGAAACAGAGCAGGCCCAGCTGGCACGCTGGGACATTGAGAACGAACTGAGGCTACCCGTCAATGAGCAATCCCTCGCATTCTTGATGGATCGTGGCAAGAAAAAACTGACGCTGGCCGAGCTAATGACCATGGACGAAATGGCAGCGGCACGTATTGACCGTGAAGAGCAAGCCATCGTTTTCACATACCAGTTCAAACGCGGCCACAAAACCGAGTTCGTAACGATCACAGCACTCAACCGTGAAACCGCAGACGCACAGTTCGCACGAATGCAGCCGGGCGTGACTGGTTATTCAGTGCAAACGCGTCCGGTGGTAGAAGTCACCCAGCGCACATTTGCCGCGTTACATCGCAAAGCTGCGCGCTCGTATTTCACTACCTGCGGTATCGATCCTGATACCGGCACCGGCGAAGCAACACCGGATGGCATGCAAGCTGCCATGGAGCAACTGATGAACGCCGACCGAAAAGACGAATTCAACAACGTCCTACGCTTCGGTGGCTATATCAGTAAAAATGGCAAGCCAAAACGCCCTGAGACCGTTTTTAAGCAGATATGCGAGGCATTCGGCTATTCAACTGCTAAACGCCGCCAGAACCGCGCACAGGGCCTGAAATACGTCTGGTCGATTAACCCTGAGTCGTGGTCATTCATTCATGACATCCTCGCCCGCCGGGCCGAAGCGTCACTTTCGTTCTGCGCCCATAAACTGGATGTACCGGCGGCAGCGGCTGATGATCTAACTTGTGGATCAGATATAGATGTTAGATCCCAAGTTGGATCACTCGATATGGCCGCTGCCACTGCCTTTGAGCCAATCGAAGAGGCTCTATCTGGAATGCCTATCCCGGCGGCTTGGGTACGTGCGGCACTGACGCTGGCTGAACTGAAAGACCTCGCTATGTTACCGGTGAGGCTGATTAAGGCGACGATCTCCGGGTTGTATATGAGCGATAACATGGATCAGCTGACTGCTGGTCAATATGTCGAACTGAAGCGCCTGCAGGCGGTTTGAGGAGGAATTATGTCTACCACCGATTATTTGAAAACACTGGACTATGATCAGCTGAAGTTTTGCCGAGAACGGTGTGATGAGATGATCCGCGCTATCCAAGCTGAATCAAAGAAGATTGCTTGGGCGGTTACTGATGGCGTGACTAACCAGGGTTGGTTCCGAACAGAGGACTATCTAAAGGCGGTTGAATGCATTGCAAAAGTAGCGTCAGAACGCTGGGATGAAGACGAGAAAACTAACCCCGAACCTCGCAATTGGCTGAACCTGTCAATAAGAGGAGAGCGCCTGCCGGAGTCTGAGTACAACGCGCTATTTTCTGATGATCAGTGGGGGTAAGCGATGGTTGATATTTGTGTTAAAAAGCTAGACGACAACGATCTCGAATATCTAAAGCGAGACATTGAACGAGAAATCGAACGCCGCGCTGCCGGCCCGACGAAGGTTGTCTATCAGGTTACCGATTGGGGGAATTTCCGAGTATTTACTGATTTTCGCTGCGCAGCATTATGTTTCTTCGATATTGCTGAAAGCCTTCTGAATGATGCAAGGAGTGATGATGGTAAGGAAACGTTCGATTTAAATGTAGGCACCTTGCTCTACGGTATTAGACCTATTGAGATCACACAAAATGACTTTGAGGCGAAGATCTCCCAAAAATACTTTGATGACGTTTGCTACGAAAAACGGTTGTCGGAAGTGTTTGTGCCATAGAATTTCTTGGTTAGGTGCGTATTGCGTAAAGTGAAGCTGGGACCGTGGTCCCAGCGTTTTCCTCAACAAATTTACACGTTTGCTTCCCACGCGCGCTTCATAGCGTCTCTAACGTTCTCAGCATCGCCTTCCCAGCTGTAGTGGCCACCGGCGAAATCGAACTTGATTAACCAACGGTTATGGCCTCGGCTGATCGGGGCTGCAAAGCGAGGTTTTTCTTGGCTGACATCTTCTTTCTCTTCGGCTTCGTCATCAACTTCCAGCTCGATTTCATCCTCATCATCCACATCATCGTCGGCATCGTCATCTGGCTCTTCAGTGTTTGTTACATCGTCAGTTTCGAAAATAACAACTGGTTGAATTTCGTCTTCAGCAGCTGATTTAAAGCGGCCATCGTCACCGACTTCCATGCCGAGTGCCGGTGCTACATAGTCCAAGTACCGCTTAGCAAACGCAGGGTTGCCGCCATACTGCTTTCGGATTGTATACGTGGTGATTTTTGCTGATGGGTCGTTCTCAATGAGTTCCTTCACCCAGGAATGTAGGCGAACGGCAGCATCCCCGTTTGCCAGCCCAGGCATATCATCGTCTAAGGCTTGCAAGGCCACCAGCCGCGGGTTATCAGTGCTAAACGTTGGACGCCATGCTGTTGAAAAATTGCGTAGCTTAAACTGTTTGTAATGCAGCTGTGTGTTCTCATCATCGTGGCCGAGAATCTCAGAGAAGAAAACGTCTTCGTCGCAGTCTTTCCAGCGTGGTTCTGTATTGAAATATTGCTCATAAACGATACGGGCATAAATGGCCCGGCTGTCTTTATAAACCCGGCGATCGTCGTTAAAAAAGTCTTTAACGAACGGGTTGAATGCCACCGATATTCTGGTGTTAACCATGGCATTACCTGACCGCGTTTCGCTCTCAGGAACATTATTCACCAGATCAACAAGGTCTGCGGCAGCTGAGCTGTTCCGTAAAATCCCCAGTCGTTCAATGAAAATTTTGGGGTCACATAAACAGTAGATACGGCGCCCGTCATCGTCTCCAGTTCGTTTTTTGGCTTGGCCGATAAAGGTCATTTCATGATCGTTAATAGGTTCAAATTCACCTTGAACCATGATCTCTATCTGGCGTCGGCCAGATACAGCCGCCAAAGCGAATGCCAGTGGAGCCATGCCAGCGCGAGTGGTCAAATCGAAAGACTGAACAGGGGCGGTCAGTATGTCCATCAGGCGTTGCATATAGGTTGGGTAGTCGATGGTTATTGTGTTTCTCTTTTTCTCACTGAGAACGGTATCCCACCTGTTTTGAATAGACGTCCTTTCAGCTGTTGAAAGGGTCAAATGATAGAGAATCTCATGGTTTACGCGTAAAGACCCCAAATCATCAAGTAGGCGTGACCCCTGTTCCAAAACGGCATATAGGGATTTCTGTGGTGCTTGATAATCCGCTGTGATGCAGTCACGTAGATAGCCGGCCCAATCCGGGTACTGCTTAGCCAAGCTCTCTAATTTTTTATTGCCGGCAGCGGTACCAAATTTAACTGGTGACGCCTTTTCAGCTACTGTCATGGCTGATTTCAGACGCTCAAGAAGGCTGTGGCGACGCTGGCGAACCTCAGCAGCAGGTAGCTGTAGCCATTCACTCAACTCATCGCTATAAGCCGGGTACCGCTTAATTAAGCGTTCAAGATCGCTATGAAAGTGATGGTGCAACCGGTCATCAAATTTCTTCCGTGCTCGTGAGAGGTACGCGTTAAATGTATTAAGTGTGATCCGGCGCTTAAGGCCTTGTCCACGATATCTGCGTTTGTCTAAAAATAGGGCGTTGTTAAATTTTCTTGCCTCGGCCTTATATTTCCGCGTCTTTTCACCTTGAGGAATATCTGATGCATCGATCTGGTTTACTGTGCTGACCAAGGCATTGACCAACTCGCCAAATTTTATCTTCTGGACTGACATGCTCTTCTCCTTTTCCCGCCCCAATAACGCTACATATATTCATACAATATCAATCAATAGGGCATTTATCAACCAATTAAAAACAATACACATTAGGATACACGGAAGAGTAAAGAAGGTCAATAGTAAACAATACATAAATACAAACATGTACCCATATCAATATGTACATATGAATCAATATCGATACACAATAGCCAATTATACGCGCGTATAATTGGCTATTGTGTATCGATATTGATTCATATGTACATATTGATATGGGTACATGTTTGTATTTATGTATTGTTTACTATTGACCTTCTTTACTCTTCCGTGTATCCTAATGTGTATTGTTTTTAATTGGTTGATAAATGCCCTATTGATTGATATTGTATGAATATATGTAGCGTTATTGGGGCGGGAAAAGGAGAAGAGCATGTCAGTCCAGAAGATAAAATTTGGCGAGTTGGTCAATGCCTTGGTCAGCACAGTAAACCAGATCGATGCATCAGATATTCCTCAAGGTGAAAAGACGCGGAAATATAAGGCCGAGGCAAGAAAATTTAACAACGCCCTATTTTTAGACAAACGCAGATATCGTGGACAAGGCCTTAAGCGCCGGATCACACTTAATACATTTAACGCGTACCTCTCACGAGCACGGAAGAAATTTGATGACCGGTTGCACCATCACTTTCATAGCGATCTTGAACGCTTAATTAAGCGGTACCCGGCTTATAGCGATGAGTTGAGTGAATGGCTACAGCTACCTGCTGCTGAGGTTCGCCAGCGTCGCCACAGCCTTCTTGAGCGTCTGAAATCAGCCATGACAGTAGCTGAAAAGGCGTCACCAGTTAAATTTGGTACCGCTGCCGGCAATAAAAAATTAGAGAGCTTGGCTAAGCAGTACCCGGATTGGGCCGGCTATCTACGTGACTGCATCACAGCGGATTATCAAGCACCACAGAAATCCCTATATGCCGTTTTGGAACAGGGGTCACGCCTACTTGATGATTTGGGGTCTTTACGCGTAAACCATGAGATTCTCTATCATTTGACCCTTTCAACAGCTGAAAGGACGTCTATTCAAAACAGGTGGGATACCGTTCTCAGTGAGAAAAAGAGAAACACAATAACCATCGACTACCCAACCTATATGCAACGCCTGATGGACATACTGACCGCCCCTGTTCAGTCTTTCGATTTGACCACTCGCGCTGGCATGGCTCCACTGGCATTCGCTTTGGCGGCTGTATCTGGCCGACGCCAGATAGAGATCATGGTTCAAGGTGAATTTGAACCTATTAACGATCATGAAATGACCTTTATCGGCCAAGCCAAAAAACGAACTGGAGACGATGACGGGCGCCGTATCTACTGTTTATGTGACCCCAAAATTTTCATTGAACGACTGGGGATTTTACGGAACAGCTCAGCTGCCGCAGACCTTGTTGATCTGGTGAATAATGTTCCTGAGAGCGAAACGCGGTCAGGTAATGCCATGGTTAACACCAGAATATCGGTGGCATTCAACCCGTTCGTTAAAGACTTTTTTAACGACGATCGCCGGGTTTATAAAGACAGCCGGGCCATTTATGCCCGTATCGTTTATGAGCAATATTTCAATACAGAACCACGCTGGAAAGACTGCGACGAAGACGTTTTCTTCTCTGAGATTCTCGGCCACGATGATGAGAACACACAGCTGCATTACAAACAGTTTAAGCTACGCAATTTTTCAACAGCATGGCGTCCAACGTTTAGCACTGATAACCCGCGGCTGGTGGCCTTGCAAGCCTTAGACGATGATATGCCTGGGCTGGCAAACGGGGATGCTGCCGTTCGCCTACATTCCTGGGTGAAGGAACTCATTGAGAACGACCCATCAGCAAAAATCACCACGTATACAATCCGAAAGCAGTATGGCGGCAACCCTGCGTTTGCTAAGCGGTACTTGGACTATGTAGCACCGGCACTCGGCATGGAAGTCGGTGACGATGGCCGCTTTAAATCAGCTGCTGAAGACGAAATTCAACCAGTTGTTATTTTCGAAACTGACGATGTAACAAACACTGAAGAGCCAGATGACGATGCCGACGATGATGTGGATGATGAGGATGAAATCGAGCTGGAAGTTGATGACGAAGCCGAAGAGAAAGAAGATGTCAGCCAAGAAAAACCTCGCTTTGCAGCCCCGATCAGCCGAGGCCATAACCGTTGGTTAATCAAGTTCGATTTCGCCGGTGGCCACTACAGCTGGGAAGGCGATGCTGAGAACGTTAGAGACGCTATGAAGCGCGCGTGGGAAGCAAACGTGTAAATTTGTTGAGGAAAACGCTGGGACCACGGTCCCAGCTTCACTTTACGCAATACGCACCTAACCAAGAAATTCTATGGCACAAACACTTCCGACAACCGTTTTTCGTAGCAAACGTCATCAAAGTATTTTTGGGAGATCTTCGCCTCAAAGTCATTTTGTGTGATCTCAATAGGTCTAATACCGTAGAGCAAGGTGCCTACATTTAAATCGAACGTTTCCTTACCATCATCACTCCTTGCATCATTCAGAAGGCTTTCAGCAATATCGAAGAAACATAATGCTGCGCAGCGAAAATCAGTAAATACTCGGAAATTCCCCCAATCGGTAACCTGATAGACAACCTTCGTCGGGCCGGCAGCGCGGCGTTCGATTTCTCGTTCAATGTCTCGCTTTAGATATTCGAGATCGTTGTCGTCTAGCTTTTTAACACAAATATCAACCATCGCTTACCCCCACTGATCATCAGAAAATAGCGCGTTGTACTCAGACTCCGGCAGGCGCTCTCCTCTTATTGACAGGTTCAGCCAATTGCGAGGTTCGGGGTTAGTTTTCTCGTCTTCATCCCAGCGTTCTGACGCTACTTTTGCAATGCATTCAACCGCCTTTAGATAGTCCTCTGTTCGGAACCAACCCTGGTTAGTCACGCCATCAGTAACCGCCCAAGCAATCTTCTTTGATTCAGCTTGGATAGCGCGGATCATCTCATCACACCGTTCTCGGCAAAACTTCAGCTGATCATAGTCCAGTGTTTTCAAATAATCGGTGGTAGACATAATTCCTCCTCAAACCGCCTGCAGGCGCTTCAGTTCGACATATTGACCAGCAGTCAGCTGATCCATGTTATCGCTCATATACAACCCGGAGATCGTCGCCTTAATCAGCCTCACCGGTAACATAGCGAGGTCTTTCAGTTCAGCCAGCGTCAGTGCCGCACGTACCCAAGCCGCCGGGATAGGCATTCCAGATAGAGCCTCTTCGATTGGCTCAAAGGCAGTGGCAGCGGCCATATCGAGTGATCCAACTTGGGATCTAACATCTATATCTGATCCACAAGTTAGATCATCAGCCGCTGCCGCCGGTACATCCAGTTTATGGGCGCAGAACGAAAGTGACGCTTCGGCCCGGCGGGCGAGGATGTCATGAATGAATGACCACGACTCAGGGTTAATCGACCAGACGTATTTCAGGCCCTGTGCGCGGTTCTGGCGGCGTTTAGCAGTTGAATAGCCGAATGCCTCGCATATCTGCTTAAAAACGGTCTCAGGGCGTTTTGGCTTGCCATTTTTACTGATATAGCCACCGAAGCGTAGGACGTTGTTGAATTCGTCTTTTCGGTCGGCGTTCATCAGTTGCTCCATGGCAGCTTGCATGCCATCCGGTGTTGCTTCGCCGGTGCCGGTATCAGGATCGATACCGCAGGTAGTGAAATACGAGCGCGCAGCTTTGCGATGTAACGCGGCAAATGTGCGCTGGGTGACTTCTACCACCGGACGCGTTTGCACTGAATAACCAGTCACGCCCGGCTGCATTCGTGCGAACTGTGCGTCTGCGGTTTCACGGTTGAGTGCTGTGATCGTTACGAACTCGGTTTTGTGGCCGCGTTTGAACTGGTATGTGAAAACGATGGCTTGCTCTTCACGGTCAATACGTGCCGCTGCCATTTCGTCCATGGTCATTAGCTCGGCCAGCGTCAGTTTTTTCTTGCCACGATCCATCAAGAATGCGAGGGATTGCTCATTGACGGGTAGCCTCAGTTCGTTCTCAATGTCCCAGCGTGCCAGCTGGGCCTGCTCTGTTTCTGAGAGTGAACGTTTGGACATCAGCTCTTCGCGCTCTTCTTCTGTCGGTGTTTCAGCTTCGATGTGTCGCAGCACGGTCATATCCCAAACGCGCGCCTTGGCGTCTTTACGCAGGGTTTTCCCGGCATCGCTCAGGGCCTCGTTTTCGGACAGGTGCTGGACGTCATACCCATCGGCGAACAGGATGCAGATGAAGTTATTTGCAAAGTCGTTCCGCGCCTGCGCCTCCATGCCGGCGATCTTGAACTTCAGTTTGACGTAGGTTGTATCGGCCAAACCAAGCGATAAGCGATCCCCGTCAAAAATGGCATCTGTGAATTCTTCGTTGATGTCTGCTGTATCCAGCAGCGCCTGCAGGAAGCCGCGCTTGATGCTTTCTGCGCTTTCTTCTCTGCGCCCTGGGATTTGCCCCAGCCCAACCATAAATTCTGTCGCGGTTCTGTCGCGGCGCAGCATTTGTATTGCATCAGATGGTACAACCTGCCCGCAGAACGAACCGAAGTGCCGTGTGAAATGCCGGGTCTCGATCGATACACCTGACGAGATCGCTGGGCTATAAATCAGACCGTCATACAGTGGCGCACGGGTATTGGGGGAGTCGGTAAACTCGATCACTTCCTGATCGGGCTTTGTGTCTTGACTAACGTACAGCCACTTCTTTTCTGGCCAGCGATCGCGCAGCTGCAGCAGCAGCTGCTCGGCAAAATTTGTAGAGTCGGTAGCCAGCAGGAATTTTTCGCCAGCTTCGACGGCTTTCAACACCTCAACCATGATCCGGTTTGTATCGGTGTAAAGCACGCGGCGCGCTGCGCGCGCGCCTTCTTTCTCATACGTCACATCAACTGGCAGCTCAACAACATGTACCTGTGTCCATGTTGAAAGCCCCATCTGCTCACGCTTGGCCAGCGCCAGTTCGCACAGGTCGACCAGAATATCGCTGGCATCAGCATCAACCAGCAGAGCATGATCGTCGGTCATCGCAATCGACTCAATCAGCCTATTAAAAACGTCGACCGGGTGGGCCATCGCTTTTCCTGACAGTGTTGCACGCAGCCCCTGGGTTGCTTCGTCTAACCCGAAGAAGTCGTGTTTTGTCATCAGCGGTCTCCAGCACCCCTTCACTGTGCTGTTGATGCAGATGGCCACTTTATTCGCATGAGGAGCCATATCAGTAGCACCGGGGTCCTGATAGTGCAGAATATCGGTTTTCAGTCGTTGGCCGTTATCGTCACGGGTCATCATGTCCCACAGCCCACCGATCAGGCTGACACGGTGCGCAACGGACACTCCGCGATCTGATGAATGCATGAGTGGTCGCAGCAGGTGTTTCGACTTGCCCGAACCCATTCCGGCGCGAACGATAACAGGGCCATGCAGCGACTTAATATACGCAAGAACCTCAGGGGTGATCTGTGGCGTGTTGAATCGCTTGTATGTGATATGGTCCGGGCGAAGCGCTGCATTAGTAATGCGATCGCTGAACGAACGGAACGACTGAGCCTTTTGGCACTTCTGTTCGAACCTGCGCTTGACGCGGCTGATAACCGTATTACGGAACGCATCATCAGCACCGCAGCTTTTCAGTTGGCTGCTGATCACCGCTATCAGTTCTTTCGGCGACATCTTCGCCGGGCAAAGCAGCATACCGGCATCGATACACGCGATCAGCTGTCGGGAGAAAGTTCGGCGATGTTGTTTACCCGTTGGAGCGACGCTGAGTGCCAGCAATTCAGCTTCAAATGGATGGGCGGAAAGTTTGACACGATTGTCGTTAGAAAATAGCTGCCTGTTGGCTTCTGTTATTCCAGAAATTGCAACTAGATCGTTGAAGTCGTTTGGTATTTTACCAGCAGGTGTTAGCTGGCCATCGGAAAATAACGGGCGGGTGCAGCGTACATTGGGGAATCGTTTCATCACATCGATCCCCACTTTGATACCCGTGTTCCCTTTACCTTGGCTCGCGGCTTCAATATCGTTATCGAGAGCACACCAAACCTCAACACCCGGATATACGGCGTCCAGCTGCTCAACAACTTTGATGACGTTGTTTGCTGAAACAGCAACGATCACCGCATCAAATCGCTTCTTTGCAGCCATATAGACAGAGGCACCCGTTGCGAACCCCTCAACAACGCATACGCGGCGTGCTCCACGTAATTTGCCAATGATGTGGCAGCTGCCAGCAAAGTCCCCGGCATCAATCGCGCGCGTCTGGAATTTCCCACCATCAGGGTAAATACGTTGCCAGCCCACGATGCGGCCATCGTGCATGCCGTCGATACGAGACAAGGGGATTGCCATGCATTCACGATTGATTAAATTTTGACCGCTGCGACCACGGTCCCACATAGTAACCCGACGAACGTTGCACAGAGAGAAAATCGACGAAATCCCCTTTTGCACTGCATAGGGCGCGGAACCATCTTCGATGGGAGAAGACGAGAACGCAGCCATGAATTCCAGATATTCCTGCAGATCTGCTGCACGGCGTTGGTTGTTCATGAGGTCTGCAATTCGCGCGTGTTCTTCGCGCTCTAGGCGTTTTTTCTCTGCCCGCTCTTTGCGTTCAATCTCCGCTTGGGATACTGGGACCGTGGTCCCAGTGCTTGACTCCATGAACCGGCGGAACTCAGCCCAAAGGAACTGAATGCCTGACCAAACACCAGCATCAGCACCCTTCGAGACAAAGTTCACGAATGGGTATTTGATGCCGTCTGTTGTGGCTTCTTGTCGGGAGTAGATCTCAACTTTGCCGCGCAGCTTCTGATTGGTAACAGCGGGTGCATGACGGGTGTATTTTGTGAATTTTTCAGAGGTGCCACGTGATGTGGTTAGCTGGATTTCTGGAGCACATTCGTTCCAGTCGATGCCAGCTGCGCCGGCGATTGAAGCCAGTTCGGAATGGGCTGCGTCAAGCAGCTCGAACGGGTCAGAATTAAATTTTTGTTGATAGAAATCCGTTATTTTCATTTTTTCCGCCAAAAAATCACGCTGCACAGTTGCGCAGGATTAGCGGAAGCGGCTACAATCAACTCACATTGCAGGAGAGTTGGTTTTTTGTAGACACCTCCGATACGAAGCCCCGGTCGCCACAACCGGGGCTTTTTATTTGTCAAAAATTCGAGTTGCTCAAATATTGACCTAGCCAAGCCGCCGCAAATCGGTTATTACGCCACATAATAACCTTGATCTGTTGACTTGACAAACTTGTCTCTAAATCAGTTTCATTTCACCTTAATCGCTGTAGATTTAGCCACTAAAACCACAGGGTGCATCAAAATAATTTCGTCAAGATCCCTAATCACCCGCTGAGATCGGTCATCTGGGGAGTCTAGGAAAACCTTGTTATCACGCTGACTCGCGAGAACTTTTACTACAGAACCATTATCTGATTTTGTGACGACGACAACATCTTCGCCAGTGACTGGATCTAAATCGGGATCTGCAATGACTACCTCACCTTCATAATAGCGAGATAGAGATTGATCGCCAGAGACCTTCAAACCGTACAGGCGATGGCTTTTTACAGGAACGTTCACGTACTCAAGGATCGTTGAACCGCGCCCACTACTTTCCAACCACGCCATGTCAGGGCCAGAAAGGGTTGTTCCTATAACAGGGATACCCATCGAGCTGCCATCGCCTACGCCAGTCAGCACCCACTCGACAGAACGATCAAGTTCTCTTGCCAGTTTGAACGCCAGATCCAAAGCCGGCATTGCATCATTGTTCTCTAAATGAGACAGGCCAGCGTAGGAAATCCCTACGCGCTCCGCAACGGCTCGCACAGAGAATCTCTTTTTATCGAGGGCCTTTAGCTCCTCGCGGCGTTCTTTCAGCCAGTCACCACGTTTTTTCATAGATGAAATCATAAACCAATTTTGTACAGCCAGCTATACAGCCGAGGCATTGAAAACAGATCACAAAAATGATCTGTTTACTGGACATTTTTGTTCAGGATGCATAACATCAAAGGATGAAAACGACGGATGTTATTGCCTATATGGGTGGCATGAGAAAGCTCTGTGCTTTCTTGGATTGTCATCGCTCCTCCATCTACCAATGGGGGCCGGAAGTGCCTGAGCATCGGCAATACGAACTGGAAGTAAAGACGCGTGGAAAACTCAAATCGGATTACACGCTGCAACGGCAGAATGCCAAACGGAGGAATCATGGGTAAATGTCCGGCGCGCGACACTATGTCGTCAGTCGTCATTGAAGCCACAGAGCAGATGTTGTCGCGCACCGGCGAAAGCTGCGCTCACTTTGCTACAACGCGCCTGATTCCTGCCCTGGAAATTCAGGGGCTGATCAACACAGGCACCGAGGGTGTGACCGCTGAGTCATACACGCGGTGGCGTAATCGCAGCATTAAACAGACTGAGCGCGTGATGTGTGGCGACGTTCGTATGCCGGCAGATTGGTTGATCACGTGGGCAGCAGCGCTTCCTGAGCCTTTCCGCAGCGAATGCCGAATCAAGATGGCTGCTCTGCAGGGGTTAGTGTTTATCCAAGTGCCGCGCTACACGCGCCGATCTGCCAGCTCGGTAGATGCTGAGCTGGACGCTATCACGATGAAGTTCGGCGACATGTTGGCACATGCTGAGCCTGCTCATGACGGCGTGTATGACAACAACGACTGCAGAACAGCAGTACAGGCGTTGCAGAACCGTCTTTTCGAGCTTGCGGCGTTGGTTAAGCGTGAGATTAACAACATCGAAGCTGCTACGGGGATCGCTCCAGAAGCGCTGATGCTGGGTCGCAACAGCCCGCTGTTGGAGGTCTCTGATGCTGCAGTTTGAGTACGTCAGAACGAGCTTAACCAGCGCTCTGCTCTGCGTAAATTCATCGCGTGACAAGAAACGCGATGAATCACGTGTGTTTGCTGACAAAACGAACCAGAGCTTTCTGGCGAGACCAATGCGCGAGATAGAGCTGGATGACCGAACCATTCGAGTCGAGGCGACCCCAGTGCATTGCAGCGAAACCCGCCCGTACAAAGGCGGGAAGCTGCTGATCAGCCCGGAGGTTTATCGGTTGGCGAGCTGGCGTCGTGTCGTTTCCCTACTCCCCCCAGCTTATGAGTCGTGGGTTCGCTACTGCTATGGCGATGCCACGGCGTTCGAGCACCAAGTGATGCTATGCCATCACGTCTGGTCAGCATTTCTTGTTTACCAGCGTGAGATCGGAGCGCCTCGCATGAGCAAGAAAACCAAAGAGGTGATCCAGCGCTTCGTTTGGCTGGCCGTGCAGGAGAGCAAGGGGGCAGTTAATCGCGGTGTTTTCTCATATGAGTCCTCAGATCTTGCAAAGCTGGCCGGCGAAGCGCTGAACAACTGGATTCAGAACTATCAACCTCGTTGGACGGCGCTACTGCAGATCGTGGCCACGTTAGATCGGGAGGCATTAATCCATGCCGAACAAAAGCACCGGGACGAACGCCGTCTTCGCAGACGTTCCGCAGTGCCTATGTGAACAGGTGATGGGTCGCCGGGCTGACAAGCCCCGCCTGTTGTTCTCATCCGCACGTAATGAATTCTTGATGCATTGCCCGACATGTGGGTTCCGAACATACCCCGATGGGAACAAGCAAAGCGTTATCGCTGAGTGGTACGGATGTAACCGCAAAGGCGACCAACACATCGAATCGCTCTGGATCGAGCGCTATGAGCGACAACAACAGGATGCGACCGCCGCGCGGCGATCTGACTCCTGCAAATCTGGGACCGCGGTCCCACTGTAAATGGAGAGTCACATGAGTTTTTCACTCAATGAGCCGATGGTGATCGGCGGGCGTCACTACGTGGACACCAGCATAGATTTTGGCCCTACATACCTGCACCAATTGCGCGGCGGGTTCGGCCCAAAGCCAGCTAAGGCGGTTGTTCAGTGCACGCGAGTAGTTGCTGGGAAGCCACCTAAAACGCGGTTCGAACGCGAGATGGATCGTGCGAGAAAGTCAGTCAATAACAGTCGTAAGCGTGGGGTGAAGTCATGAAGATGTTCCGCACGCTGTTCCCCTACAACTGTGACACGCCGATTCCTGCGAACATCACTGAGCTGGTAGAGGCAAAGGGCTTTGATGGATTGACGGGTTCCGCCAGTGCCGGCGGCGGCTTTGCTCGTATCGTTGATGATGTTCGGGTTGTGTCCTCTGATGGGCGCACGTTGTTCAAATATCTGGAGAGTTCGCGCACCGCGAACCCAGTAGCAGTGAAGCAGCTTGCCCAGGAGCGAATTGAAGCGGCGATCGATGCTGGTCGAGACGTCACTGAACAACTGCAGTATGAGTTCGAAGAGCAGGCACGAAATGAAGTGATCCGCTATGCCCCTATCAAACAATGGGCTGCGTTCATTCTGGTTTGCCCGGCAGAGAAGCTGATTTTGGTTTCTGGCAGCAACGCTAAAAAGTGCGAGTCTGCGCTGTCGTATTTGCGTCACATTTTGGGCGGATTAGCGTCGGTGCCGTGGGGATTCTGTGGCCTTGAGTCACGTGCATTGACGGATTACCTCACCCGAGGGGCCGACAAGAGCATGTATAAGCTGCCTGATGACCTGACTATTTCGCCATTCGGTAGAACGGTAGCAACAGGCTCTGATACTTCGTTAAAAGTCACGTTGGACGGCGTTCGCAATGATAGCCCGGAAGCCCGTTCGGTACTGGAAACCATGACGATTCGCACGGCTGAAATGGCGCTGGTAAATCGCCCATCCAATGGCCAGATCGAGAACGTGGCCGATTTTGCCCTCCACCTCCCTGAGTCTGGGAACCCGCACCTGAAGCGCTTCGATTATGACAATGACGATCCTGCAAATGACGACGTCGAGGATGGCCAGCATCGCTATGCCGTAGAGATGCTGCTGGTTGCAGCGACAGCCCCGCGCATTTTGCAGAGCCTCGCAGCGTTCTTTGGCGTTTCCAACGACAGCGATGACGAGCAGGAATAGTAATGGCGCTCGGGTGGTTTCAGCAGGGACCTATGAGCGCTGATGAAGCGGAGAGACTGGCGGATCGATACCGAGCCGCTGGTCGGCAAGTCAGCGTTATTCAGTGGTTCAACATCGGTGAGCGCATGGTCAATGTGCGGCTCCCAGAAATGAAGAAAAAACCGCGCCCATCGCGGACTTATCAACAGAAATTGTGGAAATAAAATGGCGAAAATGACTCATCTCATGGTTGACCTTGAGGCCATGGGGACGAACCCAAACGCTCCGATCGTTGCCATCGGCGCGGTATTTTTTGACCCTATGACCGGTGGGCTTGGCCCTGATTTTTATCGTGCTGTGACTCTTAAATCTGAACTTCAGATGGGGGCAGTGCCTGACGCGGACACAATCGAATGGTGGCTGAAGCAGAGTGATGCCGCGCGCGGAGCGATCACCTGTGGCGAACGGCTGCATATTGTCGACGCCCTTTCCCAGCTAACCGAATTTGTCACTGGTTACAGCACAGTCGCGGGGTTAGGTCGGCTGCAGGTATGGGGCAATGGTGCGTCGTTTGACCAAGTTATCTTGCGATCAGCATATGCCCGCTGCAACTTCCCTGAGTTCTGGAAATTCTGGAATGATCAAGATGTTCGCACAGTAGTGGCCCTGGGCCGCGCCATCGGCTTTGACCCTAAGCGAGATCACCCCTTCACCGGTGAGCGCCATCATGCGCTGGCAGACGCCATTCACCAAGCTGAATATGTTTCTGCGATCTGGCAGCGTTTGCTGGCTCCTCATCACACTCTTACCGGCAAGCTGCGGGAGGGGGAATAACATGTCAGATAATGCCAAGCACTATAACTATTTCAAAGTAGAAGGGACATCCGTCAAGGTCCTGATTGATAGCTTTTGCACCATCGACTCCAAGCGCAAGGCTATCATCGGCTCGCTGCAGGATGAGTTCGGGGCGGTAGCGCACTCACTTTCATCCGGGTTCGGTGACAAAGGGACCCGAGTCCGCTCCCTAGCATGGCCGGCCGATCACGAATTCCCGTGCCAGATCACCATCAAGCATCGCGACTATTTCGAAGGTAATCCCGTTTTCTTCGCTCGCGGAAAGGGTAACACCAAGGATGGTCGGGCGTTCAACAAGCTTCTGGATGCGGCAATAGCCAAGGCGAACAGCGAGTTGGCAGATTTACCGCCGTGGCAAAAATTCATCATTGACCATTACGGAATAATGCGGACCGGCTTCGGCCGTGGAACGGCCAGAGGCATTCCCCTGCTGAGCACCTACGGCGGCCGCTGCCCGGGGCGAGATGACTGCCTGCTGTTCGCCATCCCAAACACCAAAGACCGTGAAGGTGAAGCGAAGCACGGCGACGTAACCATCCCCGCCGAATTCCAGAGGCTGACCTATGGCCAGTTCTACGACCTCGCCTATACGGATCGGGAGGCTAAATGAAAGAGCGCCCAGTGATGCCAGCAAATGAACTGAAGCTTCAGAGCGGTAGAACCTATCGCGGAAAGCGCCCTCGCAACGCGATGGGTTTGGTTAACGACAGAACGATCCTGCATGTCGGCGCTACCACAGTGCAATACGACAGCCCATCAGTTTCGTTCGGCCGGCATTACCCGTCAGTAAGTCGAGATAAGTTTCTCTCATGGGCAGATCGTGATGTCACTGATGAGCTGCCGAAAGGTGAATTTGCAGCATGGCCAATCAGCAGGGCTGGGGAGTCGAAGAATGGATAAGCAAGAAGAATTAAAGGTAATCGCTGAATGGTTTGTTTCCCGCGATACCGGGATCAGCTCTGAAACAATGGCGGCTATTCATCTTGGCGCGGAAAAAGGCCGCTTTAACCCACCGTTAGATCCCAGCGACTTCGGGCGATGCTATCGCCTACTGGAGAAAGCTCCATCTATCCGTGCGTCGTTTTCTCGTATTGGCCAGCTTTGCCCTGCATTCAAGCCGTTACTCGATAACTGGGATGAGCTATGTGCTCTGTTTTGTTTGGAGTCCAGCACAGGTCGGGCTCCAAAGCTATATCGACGTATGCAGGATTTACTGGAGGAAAGTCGTGGATAACAAGCAGATAGAATGTGAAAGCTGCGGGTTTGAAACCCCAGAACATAAGGAGAAATGCCCACATTGCGGAGCGGAAAAATGCAGTTGCTGCGACATGGGCGACGATTGCGCTTGTATTAATTGCGAGGGTGATGACTGTGAATAAGCTGAGCGAACTGAAAGCGGCCGCAATGGCCGCTACTCCGGGGCCGTGGATTTTAGACGATGACTCATGGAGTGAAGGCGACAACGCCAACGTTTCTACAGAAGAGCGATACGACGGCCGTATTGTCAGTATCGCCCAAATAGAGGGTGGTGGTTCAGAATCTGGCTTTGACGAGCCATTCAGCTCCGAGCAGCAGGCAAACGCGCGGTACATCACTGCCGCCAACCCTGCTGTCGTTCTCGAACTGCTTGCTGAACGTGATGCTGACAAAAAGCGCATCGCCGAGCTGGAAGCCATCGCCACCGATTACGCCGATAAATTCCAGAAAGCGCAGGATGCAGCCAAGCACCTGATCATCATGAACGATAAGGACAAAAAACGCATTACCGAACTGGATAGAAGCGAGACGCAACTGATTGATGAACGTGATAGTGCCCACGCGGCTCTGGATGACATGTACGAGGCCATAACAGGGAAGCGGCCTGAGTGGAGCAATTGGTTTGGATTCGCCGATGCGATAGAGGAAGTGGAGCTGATCGCCGCTGGCTTTACGAGTGAGGGGAATGGCCAGTGAAATTCAAACCGGGGAAGGTGTTTTACAGCTGCTGGCCGTACACCGATGACAATGGCCGAGTGGAAATCACTATCGACGAGTGGGAGGTACGCACCGTGCGCCGTAAGCGCAATAGTCAAACGCGCTACGGCGTGCCGAAGGCGTACCCAGACAAGAGCCTATACGTCAACGTGGCACAGCGTGGCACTTTGTTGACGCAGGATAAGAAAGGTGCGTGGCTGCCTAACATCCCGGCCTGTTGCCGTCGCCAGTTTTCAGTCGAACGTGGGTTGCCGAGCGACCTGTTTACGACACCACTGCAAGCGCTGAAATTCGCGCTGACGGCAGCAGAGAGTGATGCTGAATCGCGCGCGGTCAAGTCCCGCATCACCAAGCTGAGAAACGCCAAGAAGAAGGAAAGTCCATGAAAACGAGGGAGACAGATCTTACCCCATGCCCGTTTTGTTCTGGGCCACCAGTAACGTTTCTGCGTGAAGTAATCAGTGGGACGCCGTTTGGTTTACCTGACGAACGGTTATCCGACGATGAAAGCGATGGCTTGTTCATCGGTGCGTATGTGTTCTGCCATGAGTGTGGCGCGCAAGGGGAAGAGGTTGAGAAAGTGGTGTATTCCGAAGCTGACGTTGGTGAGCTGATTGACGAAGCCAGAAATGCCTGGGTAAACAGGGACGCCCGCCACCTTGACCTGTTCGAATCATCGAAATCAGCGAGCGAAGCTGACCATTTGGACAAATATTTCGCAACGGAGGAATCATGCAACCAGTAAACCACCAGCGCACTAACCTGCTGGCCGTTCTGGCCAGAAAAAGCCAGAGCTGCACCGCCGCCGGCGGTGATGGGTTCGTTGTTGCGGATAGCTTGCGTTTTGATGTCGGCTTGAGCACGCAAGCCATCCGCCGCTACCTCGACGCGGCTGCGGCCAATGGCATGGTAGAACATCGCCAAGCAGCTGCTGGCCATCGCCATGCATACCGTCCAGTGGAGGGGCAATGATTCTCGATCATCGCAGCTTAACGCCAGCTGAACTTCGCGACATTTGGCGGACCGATCCTCGAATTGCAGCGGGGCTGTTTTCCCTTCTTCGTCCCTGCTCAATTGACGGATGCGCGAGTGATGAGAATCACTTGCTGCCGGACTACTTCACGCGAGAGATGAACTGCCTGCAGCTGGACTGGAAAGCTGAAGCAGAGCGCCGAGGGGTAGAAAGCGCGCTGTATTTTAACCCGCCGTTCTCGAAGGAGGACTCGCGCGCGGCGGTCGCGCATAACGGCATGGATAATTTCTTCAGGAAAGCCCACCGCGAGGCCGAGTCGGGTGTGTACTCGATGTGGTTGTTCCGCGCGCGCCCAGGGGAGCAGTGGTTCCCGTGGCGGTTGGCCAGCCGGATCTGGTTCATTGTCGGCAGGGTTTCGTTCGTCAATGCCGGTACCGGCGCGCTGGACGATGACCAGACGGAGAATCATGCCGTCGCTGAATTTATCCCCGGCGAGCATCCGTTCATGGCTGCTGGCCTACCGTTGCCGCGTGATGAAATCTTATCGATTGGTGAGCGAGTTTTAACAGCAGAGAGCAGTAAATATCCACTATTAACAATGAGATATGATCAACTTACGAGCGTTTAAATTTAAATCGTAACAAATCGCTTGGATAAGTTAGCCCACTTAATTACACTGTATAAAAATACAGTATATAATAATCTTGTAAACTATTCTCATTTGATTTGTAACATCAGTTGATATTTTTTGTGAATACGCCGGGTCAGTAAAGCTCTAAAAAGTAAGGAGGTAATGTGAAGCAACAATGTGAATCGGAGGCCATGGCTAGCAAATTGGCTCAACTGGATGCAATTCTGAGGACGGTAAAGCGGACGCTAGAAAGCAATGAAAGCAGCATTTTCTTGCAGGACACCATTCAACTGGTAGCGTCTGCCGGTGAAATCACTAGCGAGTGTCTACTGCTGCGTCAAAAAATGGACGTACAAATATATCAAAAAAACAGCAAATATTTTCTACAGCACATGGCTTAAAAATTAGGTGGGACCATGGTCCCACCCTTCTGCTCTGCATTTTAGCGTGCGTCATGCATGACATTCAGATCGACGCGCCGTTGTAGCTGATGTAGTGCCAGCTCGACGGTCTCAACTTTTGACGAATGTTCCACATCCAGCAAACGATCGATCTGAGGCCCCTTCTGCCCCAGCTTGCGCGCCAACTCAGCCTTGCGCGTTCCCGTCTCGATCATCGCGTTATGCAATGCCGCTTTCATCGTAACAAGAACGGGCAGTGCAACAACGTGTTCCCCAGGCTGTTTTGGTGATGCCGCTGGCACAGGGCGGCGTTCTTCAATTTCGATTGATAGCGCGGTGACGATACCGTCAACGGCCTCCATCAGTGCCTCATCAACCGAGTACCCTACCGAGTTCATTAATGGCAGGTCACGGCATGAGACGATATAAGCGCCTGTCGCGTCGTCGTGCTCTAATTTTACCGCATAGTTAAACATATGAAATTCCTTGATAGTCGTTTTGGTACTTCGTCTTTGGCGGCGTGTAACCTCGTTTAAAAAGGCAGGGGCTTACAGCCCCAGATCCTTCATTATTTTCTTTCTTAACCCTTCCGGCATTTCTTTCGATCCGTGGTCTGGAAAAACTGACCTCTTCCCGTTTAATGCCACTTTCTGGTGGCTTCCGCCGCCGGGTGCTTTTGTAAATTCCGCACCCTGCTTAAGTAGCCACCGTCTGAACTCGCTGTACTTCACAGGGCCTCCTTAACCATCGAGTTAATGATAACAAATCAGATAAAAAACACAACACAAATGTTATTAAAAATAACTTAAAAGTTGCGATATAAAGCTAGCATTGGGCCGGCACCAGAGTTAAAGTTCTTGTCGTAGCGGGACGCCACCCGCATTTAACTTAATAAAAAGACAGGAGTTATTATGAACTACGCAGGTTTTGAAGAGGTCAGGAAGGACGTAGCTGAGTTTTCAAACGAGATGTGTGAAATGCACCTCAAATTGCGCGCCCTGAGCCAAAAATATCACTGGAACAGCGAACAACTGGTCGAGCGGTTGGCAGGGCAAATATTGAGCGACGTGCAAGAGCAGTTTGCCAAGTTATATTCCAGAATCAACGAATTAGACCATACTTTCAAAGATTGATTATAAGCCGCCTACGGGCGGCTATTTTGACAGCGGGACGCCACCCGCGAAACAGCAGGAGTTGCAATGAATTTTAAACAGCTAAGCGCCGGTATGACCGAACAGGCACTCTGTATTTTGATGGCTATAGCCCCGTCTGCCGATGGGGAGAAGGTTGTCGATATTGCTGACAGTCTGGGAATGGGAGATCCAGAGGTTGAGTTTATTCTGCAGCAGTTTGTCGAGTTCAATATAGCAACGAAGAATGGCTGGGGCCGCTATGCACTGACACCTGAATATAGGGCCTATAAACGGGGGACGAATTTAGGGCTGCAGATGGATTGGGACCATGGTCCCAATTTAACGCTTGATAAAAAATGAATAAAAAGGTACTGTTTCATTAAGTTGGCAATTTTGTAAGCCGACATATCGCAACCGCCCACAAGGCGGTTTTTTTGTGCCTGTAGAATGGGCGCTGCGGCCACGGTTGGACGTGGCCACAGCATTCGACCCATGCCGCTAAACATGGCGAACCGAGGCCCATTGCTGATTGCGCAACAGCGGTGGAAGCCTACCAAAATACGGCTCGAAACACCATGAAAAACACTGTAGAAATAAACAGTGCGAAATTAGTACACGCGGATTCCCTGCAATATATCAAAACCCTGCCAGACAACTGCATTGACGCCATCATTACTGATCCGCCCTATTACCGCGTTAAGACAAACGGCTGGGACAATCAGTGGTCGTCCACTATTGAATTTTTGGCGTGGCTGGACGAGTTCTTCGCTGAATTTTGGCGGGTGCTGAAGCCAAGCGGCTCGCTGTATCTGTTTTGTGGGCCGAAACTTTCAGCTGATACAGAAATACTGATGCGCGCCCGCTTCAACGTGCTGAACCACATCGTGTGGGCGAAACCAAGCGGGCGATGGAATGGGGCAAACAAAGAATCATTCCGCCAGTATTTCCCCGCGACCGAGCACGTTCTCTTTGCTGAGCACTATGGTGCGGACGGCTTTGCGAAAGGATCGACGGGCTATGCATCAAAGTGCCAAGAACTGAAACAGCAGGTATTCGCGCCGCTGATTGAATATTTCAGGTCAGCGCGCCAGCGGCTGGGCATTTCAGCGAAAGAAATCAATGAGGTCACAGGCACAAAAATGTGTAGCCATTGGTTTAGCGCGAGCCAATGGCAGTTGCCGAGCGAAACCCAGTACGCGGCTCTTCAAAAGCTGTTTAATCGTCGTGCCGATGAATTGGGTAGCACCGGGCTGGCCAGCGACCACGCCTCATTAGCTCGTGAATATGCTGGGCTTTCAGAGGAGTACGGTGGCTTGCTACGGCAGTACGACGATCTGCGGGGTGAGTATGAGAGCCTTCGGCGACCGTTCAACGTGACTAAGGCGGTACCGCACACGAACGTTTGGACGTACCCGCCGGTTCAGTTCTACCCAGGGAAACATCCGTGCGAAAAGCCGTTGGCTATGATGCTCGACATCATCAACGCCAGCACGCGCCCCGGCGATCTTGTCGCGGACTTCTTTATGGGGTCGGGTGCCACGCTAAAAGCGGCGGAAATGCTGGGTCGGCGGTCGCTCGGCGTCGAATTAGAGGAAGAGCGGTTCTTGCAAACTGCCGATGAAATAAGGCGTCTTTAATCATGTAGCCCCGGTCTCCGGGGCTTTTTTTTGGCCCGCCGGGCTGAGGCTGCAGGCGGAGCTATGACGACGGTAATTGAATACGGAAATCCAGACCTCTGGCTGGTTTTGCTGATGCTCGTTGCAGGTGTTATCTCGAGCGCCCTACTTTCCAGCGACCCGCTCAACTTGCGGCGCGTGACTGGTGATGTTCTTCGCGGCGTCATCGTAGCGATCACGCTCTGGACCTTTGGCCTGATGGGCCAGTTCTCAATAACGCAGGTGATCGTCCTATCCGGGCTGTCGGCAGTGGCATGGCCACACGCCGCCGAAGTCATCACCGGCTTTGCAAAACGAAATCTAAGCCGGATCTTCGGCGGGAGAAAGAAATGAATTACGGACTCGTCAACAAGATTGACGCGATTAGCTATGCCCGTGCGGCCTGTGACGTGCTTGGCGGTGGGAAAAACCCTGAGAGCACTGTAGCGCTGCTTGTTGAGACAGCAGCAGCTGAGACGCTTTTGGGGGATTACAAAGACCCTACGCCAACCAGCGCCGGAACGGGCCTCACGCAAGTCGATCAAGGCACCTTTGAATGGTTACGCGATAAATACAAGGGCACGGCGTTGGCCAGCCGCTTGCTGAAGGAATTCGGCATCGACTTATCTCGAACCGTGTATCAGGAATTGAGGACATCACCGTTGATGGCGATGGTGTTCTGCCGCCTGCGCTATATGGCAGTGCCAACAGTTATCCCGGCTACGCGAGAAGGCCGCGCCAGCTATTGGAAGCAGTATTACAACACGGTTGCTGGCAAAGGCACGCCAGCAGATTACCTCGAAAAATGCCAACGCAGCGATGTGGACGCGCTGTTCGCCGAAGAGCGCCGCCTCGGCGCAGGGGGTTGATATGAAGGCGATGTTCAAAGGATGGCTGACGCTGGTCAGCGTATTCGGTCTGCTGGTCGTCGTTATGGACCCAGCCCGCGCCGAAGTGAGCACCGATCTGGCTGATGTTATCAGCGCACTTCCGCCGGGGTTTGCGGCGTGGTTGGGGGTTATTACGGGCGTGCTGTATGCGCTGGCGCAGCTGCGGGCGGTGTTACCGCCTCGCATTACTGACCGAATCCCGACGATTTTGATGAAGCTGCTGGATTTGGTGGCAGCGAACTACAAGCACGCGCGGAACGTGCCACCGGCTCCCGCCGGAGATCGTGACGATTGGGACCGTGGTCCCAGCGATGACAAATTCCGTGAGATCGTGGAAACGGCCAAAGCAGAGGGGAAAATTCGTGGAAGCCGTATTGAGAATAGTCGCGATAGCCCTGGAATTGATAATCCGGGGCGTAAGGGCGCATGAGGCCGATGAACGCCAGCGCAGGATTGATTATGCGCGGAATAATCCTGCTGATTACCTGCGCCGCTTTGGTCGCGTGCGGGAAGTCACCGGCGATACCGATGCCAGAGCCATGCGCAGCGATAAGGCCGGTCCTGAGTGATTCAGCTCAGGTGGATGGATATTTCGTTATTTCAAATGCAGACATGTCACAGCTGACCGGTTACATGGCGGCGCTGGAGCAGGGTTGCATTGCTCAAAAAGAGTGAGAGTAGATGGCTATTTTTAAGCGGCTCAGCAACGAGCAAATTACTGAGATGTACACCCATCAAGCCCTATTTTGCGGCGTGGTGCCGGTTTACATCAACATGCGTAATCCGGCCGCCCCGGACGTTGCTGTACGTAACTGGGTTCCGGAATGGAGCATGGATGCTGTTGAATGGCTGCTGTTGCCGTATCAATGGTTGCGAAAGAAGTTAAACCCGAGCTATGTGCCGTTGGCTGGGTTTGTGCTTACTGGTCCGATCAAAGGGGCGGCAGAATGAAGGTCTATATTGCAGGCCCGATGACCGGGCATGAGAACTTCAATCGTGATGCCTTCAACAAAGAAGCCGCGCGCCTGACAGCCCGCGGGCATGTCGTTCTCAACCCGGCAACTCTGCCGTCTGGTCTGACCCAAGGCGAATACATGGACATTTGCTTTGCCATGGTTCGGGCTGCTGATGGTGTTCTGCTGCTCCCTGGGTGGAAGGCGTCACCGGGTGCTACGGCTGAGTATCACTATGCCTACAAGCTGGGACTGAAGACGTTTTCAGTCCTGAACATCCCTAGCGCAGACATGGCCGGCTATGCCGAGCTGCTCGCCTGATAATTAACGGAGACATCATGGAAAACCAAATGACGGCGCTATCGTCGGTCAGCATCGAAGAAGAAACGTTATCCAAGCTGCTGATTGAGGCATGTGCCAGCACGTCACCGGACCGATATAAAACTGCCGCCGACTTGGCAGCTGAAGCGGTGAAGTCAGCATTCGCAAAATTGCGTGGCCAAAATGAAGCTGGCCAAATGACGGTTAGCCTCGGTGTGAAAGTTGATGATCAGGTGCTTCAATGCCTGAACCATATCGCTCAAGAGGTCAACGGCCTATCCGAAAAAGTCAGTGATAGCAACGCTCGGCTAACCCATGTAATCACAACGTTATCCGATAAAAACTACCCAGAACTCAGGGGCGCCTGATCTATCAAGCGCCGTCCGTCGCCGCCGTCAGCGTTAGCAGAGACGCATCGCTCCTTTATGCAGAGCGCGCTGGTTGAGTCAGTAACGGGCAACACCTCAGTGGCAACTGGATCAAGCCGGCAACGTCAGCCGTGGTGGAAGAAGCGGCGTGACCCCGCGAGAGAGCGGACAACACCAGAGATTACTATGCCTCCACGAACAAAGAGACCGTGCCGCCATACAGGCTGCGCGGCATTAACCAATGACCGATCTGGGTATTGCGACCAGCATCGTGAGCAGCACGCCGGCGACGGTTGGCAGAGGCATACAGGCGGCAAGTCTCGGCATGAGCGAGGCTATGGCCGACAGTGGGACATCCGCCGCCCTCGTATCCTGCAGCGTGATAACTACGTATGCCAGGCATGTAAGAGAAAGGGCATTGGAACCGTGGCGACACATGTCGACCACATCATACCGAAAGCCCACGGCGGGACTGATGCAGACGACAACCTTGAGTCGCTGTGCGCTCCGTGTCACAGGGCGAAGACTGCGACGGAGAGGTTTAGGCGATGAGAGGGTTAAGAGATCTGGCCGTACCTCTGACGAAAGAACAAAGCATTGATATTGCGTTGTCCTATGCGGAACAGATTAAAAGCAGCCCAAGGTTGAAGACGTTGGCATACTGGCGCTTGAAGGCCAAGGAGCAGGGAGCACCGGATTGGTTCATCAGAATGGTTGATGTTGAAATCAACGTGGTCATCCACCGGGTAGCGTACCTTGATGGTTGGCATTGCACTGGTGATTCTTGGGGTTTCGCTACTGAAACCATGAGGCTAATCTATGGGGCTGACATGATGGTTCGCCAGTACGCCAACCCCCACATGATGGCAGCACACAACACAGACAAGGTTGAAGGCTGGCTACAGACCCTGAATAATAAGTCGCAATAGAGAGACTGAGGCGAGGTAGTACATGGATATCATGCTTGTAGGCGGTCAATATGATGGCGAATGGATTCGTGTTGATGGCGATAACCAGAGCCCCCCGATGCCATACCTCAACATGCATCCTAAGCTTGAGCCTTTAACGAAGCCTGTATCGGACGAAAATCCGAACAGGAAGGTGTATTTGCTTGTCTATAAGCTTGAACGAGTCGATACATCGCCGCACGCGTGGCATTACGAATATCACTACCAAGGTCGCTAAGGCGACCTTTTTTGATCACGAAACAGGTAAGAGTAAAGGGATCGAAGTTATGACTGAAGAACAAGCAACCTTGCTACTAGTCAAAGGCACTATCGCTGATTTGCCTGCAGAAACGCAGGAGTCCGTCAAGAAATGCGTGGCAAGCATTAGAGAATTGTTGGCCGCGCATCCGAACGGTGAGGCGCATATCGCGCTCGCACTGCTGGGCGCAGAGCTGGCAGCAAACTGATGATGGCATCGCCACAGGCGCTCCCAGAGCGTCTGAGCCAATGCTCTCAGGGGGTAGGGGGGATCAAATCCCAAACCCCTTTCGATCGCCGGGACTGCCGCTTCAGGTAGATTTTTACGCGCGTGTAATAAGAATTTTTTTTTCGAACATTTTTAACATCTGAGGTGCTGCGATGTCGGCAGGGATTCGCTCGCCGGGTGCCGGCGCAAAACCAGTGAACTCGGGGGTTCAAACAAAGACGCTGACTCGCGCAGTTTCTCCGCCAGACGAGTTGATGGGGGAAATGGCGGTCGATGCGTGGAAGCGGACGTGCAAGATATTGGTCGATAGCGGTAATTTTGCAATGCAGGATTGTTTTCTCCTGATGGAGTACTGCAACACAATCCAAATCCTGTATGACGCCAATCAGGAAATTAAAAACGATGGCATGTCAGATGAAACTGCCGCCGGCGGCGCGAAGCTGTCCGCAGCAATAAAGACTCGCGACAAGTGCATCTCACAACTGATCCGACTCAGCGTCGTCCTGCGGCTGGACCCGACCAGCCGAGTTCGGCGTGCTGGCAGCGGGGCGAACGACGAAGAGAAAGGAAACGAATTTGCAGGCTACTAACTGGGACCGCGGTCCCAGTTTTTGATCATGGATACCTCTGATGGCGACATATCCAAACGTGAACGCGGCGATGCAGTACGCGCGCGACGTCATCAGCGGGAAAATTCTGGCGTGCAATTACGTCAAAATGGCGTGCCACCGCCACATTGATGATCTGCAAAAGAGCATCAACGATAAGGATTACCCGTTTCGGTTTGATCGAGAGAAGGCTGAACGTGCGTGCCGTTTTGTGCAGTTGCTCCCCCATTCCAGCGGCGATTTGAAAGGGCAAAAGCTCAAGGCAGAGCCGTGGCAGCTATTTATCTTCTCATGCATATTTGGTTGGTTGAGAAAGAAGGATAAAAAGCGCCGTTTTACTGAAGCATATATTCGAGTTGCTCGTAAAAATGGTAAATCGTTTTTTGCTGCGGGCATTGGAATATATATGTTCTGTGCTGATGGTGAGAACGGAGCCGAGGTCTACTGCGGCGCTACGCAAATGCGTCAGGCCAAAAAGGTTTTCACGCCAGCGCGCCACATGGCCAGAATGCTGCCGAACTTGCGTTCGCACTTTGGTGTAGAAGTCTGGGTCGACAAGCTGACCCGAGAGGATGGTTCGATATTTGCCCCGGTAGTAGGCGACCCTGGGGATGGTGACTCCCCGTCGTGCGCCATCATTGACGAATATCACGAACACTCGACAGACACCCTATATCAGACGATGACAACGGGTATGGGCGCACGTAGCCAGCCTTTGACCGTTATTATCACCACTGCTGGTAGCAACCTCGCCTCACCTTGTTACGACAAGGATAAAGAGGTGAAGGAGGTACTGGACGGAATTCTGCCGGGTGATCATATCTTCGGCATGATTTACGAGCTGGACCCCGGCGACGACTGGCAAGATCCTACGAACTTGATCAAGGCTAACCCGAACATAAGTGTATCGGTTGGCTACGAGTATCTGGTTAAAAAGCTGGAAACCGCTCGCACTGTTCCGCGTCAGACTAACGCAATAAAAACCAAGCACCTCAATATGTGGGTGTCGGCAGCGTCGGCGTTCTTCAGCATGGAGCACTGGAAAGCAGCTGAAGACAAGAGCCTTCGGTTTGAGGATTTCCGGCAGGATGAATGCATATTTGCGTTGGATTTGGCGAAAAAACTCGACCTGAACGCTGGTATTCCATTGTTCGTCAGGGAAATTAAGGGGAAGCGGCACTACTACTGCATCGGCCCTATGTTCTGGGTACCAGAAGATACCGTCCACTCAACAGATCCGAAGCACATCAAAGCGGCTGATAAATACCAGGCATGGGTTAATAGCGGTGACTTGATCGATACGGATGGTGCGGAAGCCGACTATCGCGAAATTCTTGCCAGTGTATTGGCCCTACAGGAAAGTGGTGTGCGGATGAATATTATCCCTATCGACCCGAGCGGGGCGACGGCGTTATCGCATGAGTTAGCCGACAATGGGTTTGAGCCAATAGAAATCCGCCAAGACTTTACCAATATGTCTCCGCCAATGATGGAGCTGGAAGCGGCGCTGGCTGGGGGGCGATTCCATCACGACGGTAATCCAATCCTGAAGTGGTGTATCAGCAACGTGATAGGGGCGTTTGTCCCCGGTAGCGATGACAGAGTTCGCCCGACCAAAGGCGATAACCAATCAAAAATCGACGGCGCAGTTGCACTCCTGATGGCTATTGGGCGCGCAATGCTCCACAGCACGGAGTCAGGCGGCTCCATCTACGACGAATCGGACGTGGCATGTTAACGAAAATTATTGTGATCAGCGGGTTCATTATTGGCCTGCTGGGTGTTGCGTTGATCTCGTTCGGCGCATGGTCAATTTATCCGCCTGCCGGCTACATCGTCGGCGGTTTGTTTGCTCTTCTGTTTTCGTGGCAGACAGCAAAGATGGCGTCGGTAAATCAGCCTGCCGCCCCTGCAAGTGAGGGCGACTGATGTTTTTACCAATCAGCACATCGAGCCGCCGGCAACCCGCCGGGAAACGGGCAGATTTTACAACGGTTCCGGCTGGTGTAAGCAGCAGTCAAAGCAGTTCTGGAATGATCGTCACGCCCGAAACGGCGATGGCCATCGGTGCAGTTCGGGCCTGTGTCACTCTGCTCGCAGAGTCTGTGGCGCAGCTGCCGTGCGAACTGTACCGCAGAACCAAAGACGGTGGCCGGGAGCGCGCAACGGATCACGCGCTATACGATATCGTCCACAGCCAGCCGAATAAAAAGGACACATCGTTCGAATATTACGAACAGACCCAGGGTGTTCTGGGGCTGGAAGGGAACAGCTTTGCGCTGATTGATCGCGCCGGCTCCGGCGAGATTACTGAGCTGATCCCGGTTAACCCCAAGAAAGTGATTGTAATGAAAGGGCCGGATGCATTGCCCTATTACCATTTGCCCGATTTGGGTGAAACGTTGCCGATGCGCATGGTGCACCACATCAAGTATTTTTCGCTCGATGGATATTTGGGTACCTCGCCAATTCAAACGAACGCTGATGTTCTTGGGCTGGGGCTGGCGGTTGATAAGCACGCGGCGCAGGTGTTCTCGCACGGCACGACAATGTCCGGCGTGATTGAGCGACCAGCTGACGTGAAAGCGATCGCCAGCCAAGACGCGGTCGACCGAATCCTTTCAAAATGGACGGAGCGCTACAGCGGTATTCGCAACGCGTTTTCTGTCGGTATGCTGCAGGAGGGTATGACGTACAAGCAGCTTTCTCAGGACAATGAGAAGGCGCAGCTGCTGCAAAGCCGGCAGTGGACAGTGAATGAAATTTGCCGGTTATACAAAGTGCCACCGCACATGATCCAGTTACTGGACAAAAGCACGAACAACAACATCGAGCATCAGGGGCTGCAGTACGTGATGTACACGCTCCTGGCATGGCTGAAGCGACATGAGTCGGCGATGATGCGTGATCTGTTGCTACCGAGCGAGCGGCGCGATTTGTATATCGAATTCAACGTCTCCTCGCTGCTACGGGGGGACCAGAAGTCGCGCTATGAGTCGTATGCACTAGGGCGGCAGTGGGGCTGGCTGTCGGTCAATGACATCCGCCGGATGGAGAACCTGCCTCCGATCGCCGGTGGCGACACCTATTTAACCCCGCTCAACATGATCGATACCAGCGCGGTGCCGGGGATGGCGTCGGCATCCCCGCAGCAAATTCGAGAAATAGAGGCCGTTCTGTGCAGAAAATAAACCGGATGCCGGCATCAGTGGGCGAGCATACGTTGCGCAAAATTGATGCCCGATCATTTACTCATAATGACGTGGCCCGGATTTTTAATGCTCCACTTCAGCTGCTCAATGAGCAGTTGGAAGTAGCCACGTTAAGCCCGCAGCAAGCGGGCTTTTTTACAGGTGAAAAATGCAAAAGTTGATCAACTATCCGCACCTCGCCAGCGAAGTGTTTGGGGTTCCGCATTACGCCACCCGGCAGATGCTCGACTCTGTGAAGTCAGTTCTGGTTCCTCGCCTGAAGGGTGTAGCGGCAACGCAGGATATTTTGGCGTTTGGTGCTGATACCGTGTCCGAGCCGTCGCCGGCAGTTGAAAGCGGTGTTGTAGCGGTCATTCCTGTCCATGGCATGCTGGTCGCGCGGCGTGGCCAGATCACTGAGACCTGCACGGAATTGACGAGCTACGAGCGCATCCGCTCCCAGTTATACGCAGCACTGAACGATAACGCAGTCAGTGAAATCGTACTGGACATCAACTCCGGCGGCGGCATGGTGTCGGGCTGTAAAGAGCTGGCCGACTATATTTTTCAGTCTCGCAGCATCAAGCCGATCACCGCTATCGTGAATTATTCAGCATATTCGGCGGCGTATTTCATCGCGTCGGCGTGCGGCCGCATCGTGATGAGCCAAACGTCTGGCGTCGGGTCGATCGGCGTCATCATGGAGCACATGGAAATGTCACGGTGGGAAGATCAGGTCGGCCTGACGTTTACCACGTTCTACCGTGGCGACTTCAAAAATACCGGCTCTCCACACGAAAAGCTGAGCGAATCAGCGCGCGCAGAAATCGATCAGATGATCGATAGCGCCTATGAGCTTTTCACGAACTCCGTCGCGGAATATCGCGGGATGAAGCTGCAAGCGGTTATCGACACTCAGGCGCGCTGCTTTAGCGGAGAAGCAGGTATCAAAGCAGGCCTTGCTGATGAGTTGGCGGACCCACAGATGGCGATCAACGCGATTGCAGCGAAGTACCATCAGGCGAAACCAACGCAGAGCCGCATCCAAATGCGCGCAGCGGCGATGGGCATGCAGGCAAAAATGTAACCCGGCGCAAACGCGTCACCTGAAAGCAGCCAATCGGCTGCTTTTTTTATGTCTAAAAACGAGAGAAAAAGCATGAATATTGAAGAATTACGCCGTGCGCGTGCGGGTGTCCAACAGCAAGTTCAGGTTATGGCCGCGCGGGAAGCCGGCGGTGAAACGCTGAATGCTGAAGATCTGGCCGAGTTCGACAAGCTGTCGGCAAAATTCGATGAGCTGACCGCGCAAATTAGCCGGCTGGAAGCGGCAGAACGCATGGCTGCGGCAGTCGCCACACCAGTGAGCGCCGTTAACGGCAACGCCCCAGGCGTTGTTATTAAGCCAGAACCGAAGCAGTACACCGGCGCGGGCATGGCCCGTATGGTAATGGCGGTTGCTGCCGGCAAAGGCGATTTGGTGCAGGCATCTAAATTTGCTGCAGAAGACCTGAACGACAAAAATCTGTCGATGGCCATCAGCACAGCGGCGGACAGCGGCGGCGCGCTGGTTCCACAGAACATGCACAGCGAAGTTATTGAACTGCTGAGCGCTCGCACTATCGTCCGTAAGTTGGGTGCTCGCTCCATGCCGCTCCCTAACGGCAACATGTCATTGCCGAAGATGTCCGGTGGCGCTCAGGCGCACTACATCGGTGAAGGTAAAGCCGCGAAATCCAGCGAGTCGAAGTTCGGCGATGTGAAGCTGAGCGCGAAGACCATGATCGCGCTGGTGCCAATCTCCAACCAGCTGATCGGTCGCGCCGGCTTTAATGTGGAGCAACTGGTGCTGGAAGACATCTTGACAGCGATCGCTGTTCGCGAAGACAAGGCGTTCATGCGAGATGACGGTAGCAGCGATACGCCGAAAGGCATGAAAGCGGTTGCTACGGCGGCGGGTCGCACGATCAAATGGACGGGGGACCCGGTTCTTGATGCCATCGATCAGTATCTGGATAACATCATGCTGATGGCCATGGACAGCAACAGCAACATGATCAAGTGCGGCTGGGGCATGTCGAACCGTTCCTACATGAAGCTGTACGGCCTGCGCGATGGCAATGGCAATAAGGTTTATCCAGAAATGGCAAACGGTATGCTGAAAGGCTACCCGATCGAGCGTACCAGCGCCATTCCACAGAATCTGGGAGCCGGTTCGAACGAATCTGAGGTTTATTTTGCGGACTTCAACGATGTGGTCATCGGCGAAGACGGCATCATGAAGATCGACTTCTCGAAAGAGGCGACGTATCCAGATGCCGAAGGCAACATGATCTCCGCGTTCACGAACAACCAGTCAGTGATCCGCGTTGTCACCGAACACGACATCGGCTTCCGCCATGTTGAAGGTCTGGTGCTGGGTACTGGCATCATCTGGTAATCCCATTTTCACGAACTAAAGCCCGCTGCGTGCGGGCTTTTTCATAGGTGAGAAATCATGGCAGCAGTGAACAAGAATCCGCCGGCGGCTAAAAATGACGCCAAAGCTGAAAAGAAAACGCCTGCAACGAATGGACCAGAAGTGGTAACTGAAGGGCAGGTTGATAGTCAGCCGGGGCCAAAATCGAAAGCCTCAGAGGGCGACAAGCCGGCGTCTGACTCGGACGCACCGGACGGCGACAAGCCGGCACCGGACCCGAACGCCCCGGACGGTGATAAGCCGGCACCGGACCCGAACGCCCCGGACGGTGATAAGCCGGCGTCGGACCCGAACGCCCCGAACGGCGATAAGTCGGCGTCGGACCCGGATGATGAAAACGATGGGACCACGGTCCCAGGTGCAAATGAAGGCGACAACGTGACGCAAAATCTACTGGAGCGAGTGAGCGTTGTGTTCCTCGGTCCATATCAGCGTTATTCACGCGGCGATCTGGCGGGCTTTAGCCCTGAGTACGCGAGACAGCTCGTTGAACGGGGCCATGCGTGTTGGCCAAAAGATGCCGACAAGCTGATGAAGGGGAGCGCCGGCGATGAGTATCCTTACGGTATCTGACGTAAAGATCCAGCTGCGGCTCGAGCCAGAATTCACTGAACACGATGGCCACATCGAGTCTCTGATAAGAGCTGCTCAGCGGAGCATTGAGCGCGGTTATAGCTGCAAGCTGGTTGCGAACAAGGACGAGCTGGAAAAAATGCCGGAATGTGATCGGGGCTTCATTGCTGACGAGGATATTCAGTTGGCGATGAAGATGATGGTGGCGCGCTGGTATCTCGATCCGGTTGGCGTGAACACAGAGAGCGACACCCCGGAAAAACTGGGTGTCGACTACCTGCTGTTCCCACTGATGGAGCACACGGTATGAGCGTAAAACCGTTGGACCCTGGTGAGTTGAAGACCCGCGTGCAGTTCGGTTACATCGAGTCAGGTGAAGGCGAGATGGGTGAGCCGTTGCCGGGAAAGTTTATCGCCGCCGGCAAAGCATGGGTTAAAGCGGAGCCGATCTCGCACCGGAAAATCCGCACAGCAGATCAGGCTCCTGTAGTCGAAACATGGCAGTTCACGACATTTCCTAGGGCAGATGTTGTTGGCGACTGGAAGGTAATTGCCAACGGCATCAGCTATACAGTGCGCACCGTTGACCGGTCAGAGAGTGACAGAGTGGTAATTACGGCGGAGGTTGACCCAGCCCATGATCGAGTTAGCGATTAAAGCGTCGGTCGAGCGGATCACCGGCATGAAGATATTCCCACTGCAGCTGCCGACAGGGACGTACAACGGCGGCACTTATCTGCGAGTTTCTGACCCGGAGGTTATGGCCGGCATGGTGAGAACGGGTCTGACAGCCGGGCGGTTTCAGATCACGCTGTACGCAGAGAACGACCTGACGAAACTGGTGAAGCTGGACAAGGCGATTTGGGATGAATGGCGGGACGTTGTTCATGGCCAGATAGAAGGCTACCCAGTCCAGTACGTGCGCCGGGATGGCATTTCGTTTGACAAGGAAACGCTGACCAGCGGGAGCGTTCTCTACAGCCTAGCCCGAGATTACATTCTGACGTTTGCGGAGTGAATCATGGATATGCAGATCAAGTTCCCTTCCGGTCAGGAGTTCGACCGGCTGTTAGCCGAGGCTGAGAAAAAGGTGTCGATCGCTGCGTTGCGTAAAGCTGGTCGTGATGCCATGGAACCAGTACTGGCTGACATGAAACAGCACGCCGGCTTTGATGAAACAAGCGCCGGGCCGCACATGCGCAACGACATCAAGATCACCAGCGTCGACCAAACCAAAAACACCAGTTATCCGACAGCTGTCACTGTTCGCGTTGGTGTATCGCGTGCGCACCATATCAAAGCGTGGGCACAGGAGCGCGGGACGCGGAAACAGGTGGCCAAGCCGTTCATGCGACCGGCGCTGGATTACAACCGGCAACGGGTACTGAACATCCTCGCAATCCGGCTCCGGGAGGAGCTGGAAGGCAAATAACCACATCCGCGGCTGCTCTGCAGCCGTTTCATTTTCATAGTATGACGAGAAAAAATCATGCCAGATCCAGTAGTTCCACCGGTCATTAAGGACCCTGCAACGTATGCGAAATTCCCTGCCGGCACCCGCGTTTCGTGGGGGCCGTTGGGGACTACGCTGGAAAAAGCTGCGCTGCTGCAGAGCGCGATGTCGCTCGGCACCATTGGGCAAAAAGGTTCGTTTTTGAAGATCAGCCGCCTGATCGACACGTCGCCGAAATATATCGGCGATATGGGTGAAGGTGAGGACCTGACGTTCACGTTCATCGACGATACGAGCGACAAAGATCAGATGGCGTTCATGGCATCTGCTGTGAAGAAAGAGGCGGCGGTGATGTTCATCGAATATCCGAACAAAGAAGTCGCCAATCTGACGCTGGCGTTGGCCGGCTTCGCACGTCAGGCGGTTGATGGGCCTGATGGGAAGATCCTGCAGGTTGAAGTTTACGCCAAGCAAAACGACATCAAATGGACGACCAACGCCTGATGTTATAGCCCTACCGCCCGGACCGGGCGGTTTTACCCCGCCCCATCTTTGAGAGATCCCAATGAATTACAAATCCCTGCTGAAACCTAACACCGCCCCAACGGAAATTCCTGCACTTGGCCAGACAGTTCTTGTGCGCCGCTTGACTTCTACCGAGCTGGACGACTATTTGAAGGCGATCGAGGGTGAGAAGGACGCCGATAAACTCAACCAAATCAGTATTGAACTGTTCCTGGGTGCGTTGGTAAATGAAGATGGCAGTAAACCAGCCAAAACCGAGCTTCCATCCGTTGCTGAGCTGCTTGCAGTACATTCGCCGGGTGCACTTAAAGAGGCGGTCATGGACGTCCAGCGCGTCAGTTACGGCACGCTGGAAGACGCGCGAAAAAACTGATCAACTCGCCCCAGTTGATGATGGCCTATGCGTTGGCCTACCGCTTGGGCGAGATAGATCCGCGAAAAATCATGGACCTGCCAGCAGATGTTTTTATGCACTGGCAGGCATTCATCGACATCCAGAACGAGCCAGCATCGGACGTACCGGTACGGGAAACCCCGCCACCGGCTGAAATGACCGATGACGAGTTGTTCGAAGCCCACCGGAGAATCTTGGGAAATGGCTGACGTAGCATCGCTGGCGGTGGCGCTCCACCTCAACTCGGCCAGCTTCAAAGCGCAGTTCGGCGACGCGATGAAGTCGGCGGCGCGTGAATCTCAGCAGTTCAACCAGCAAGCGCAGGCCGAATCTCTTAAAACCAAGGCGGCGTTTGAGGGGGTCGGTGTTGGTGCTCGTCAGGCTGACGCTGACTTTAAGAAACTCAGCACGGGCACAAGACGCAGCATCACGGGTCTCGGCGAATTGCGAACGGCGTTGGCTGGGGTGGTGTCTGGCAGTAGCGTTGCTGGCAGCACCATCACCAGCGCGCTGATCCCTGCACTTGGCGAAGGCTTTAAAACTGCCATCGAGCAAAGCACCGGGAGCATTCATCAGCAGCGTGCTGTGATGATTGAAGCGGCCGCCGAGCAGGTTAATTTTGCACAGGCTGCGATTGAGAGTGCCAAGGCATCCCGCGAGGATGCGCAGGGCAAATTTGTTGCTGCTCAAAAAACTATAGCCGCCGCCGCCGCTCAGCGGGAGCAGGCGTTCGCACTTGACGAGTACTATGCCAAGCAAGCGGAGGTCAACAAGCAGTACGGCGTCACAGTTGACTATCAGGAAGAGCACGTTAAGAACGCTCGTGCAATTCGTGAGGCGAACATCGCTGAGGCCAGCGCGAAGCAGCAGGTTGCCAGCGCGGCTAAAACAGTACTCGCTGCTGATATTGCTGAAGCAGACGGCAAGCGGCAGCTTACAACGGCCACCCGAAATTTGGCAGCAGCCAACGTTGAGCTAACGATAAAGCAGAGAGCTGCTGCAGCTTCATCAGGCCTGCTTCGTGGAGCTATGTCGCTGGTTGGAGGCTTGCCTGGATTGGGAGTAATGGCGGCGGCAGCTGGGGCCACCGCTCTCTATGAGATGTATCAGCGAGCCGAAGCCGAGACCAAAGGGTTCAACGACGCACTCCAGAAATCAGGGAACAGAGCCATTTTGACGGCGAACGACCTTCGGACGCTGTCAGTAACCCTGGGTAATACGCAGAACTCAGTCAAGGCGGTGACCGATGCTGCAGGTGCAGGGTTTGGCGGAGACATGCTGTCAGAGGTAGCAGAAACCGGCACCCGGATGAACGAGCTGGGTATGTCGTCTGAAGATCTGGCTTCCACTCTGTCGAGCTTGAAGGGAGATCCATTGAAGGGGCTGGAGGCGCTGACGAACCAAGGAGTCCAGCTTAACACCACGTTTATTGAGCATATCGCTACATTGTCTCGGCAGGGAAAAACCAGTGAAGCGACGGCTCTCCTGCAGCAAAAATATCTTGATGATGTGAAAGAAAAGGTCACTGAGCAGGAGAACAGCGTCAGTGGCTTGGCGTCGATCTGGAAGTCGCTGAAAAACGAGGTGGGGTCCGCGTTTGACATTATCGGTCAGGCTCAGATGAAGACTGCTCAGGCCCAGGCGCTTGCAGTTGGTGTTAAGTTGGACATCAGCGATGCCCCGGCACAAAAGGCGAAGAAGGAAGCAGAAGAGCGCTTCCAACGCCAGCAGAAGGAGCAGGAAGCTGCCCGGAATGAGATCAAGGTCCAGAATGAGGTCGCTGCAGCTATCAAAGCTGGCGCAGACCCTAAGAAGGAACAGGCTCGGCTGACGAGCGTTGTTTCGGCTCAGTATAAAGCAGGGAAATTGACTGCCGAGGAATACGCGCAGGCGCTGAAGGGCATCAACAAGCAGTACGGAGACAGGAAAAAATCAGCAGCGTACACCGACGATGCTGCGACGCGCCGGCTGCAGGAGCTGAAAGAGCAAGAAGCAGTGCTACGGCAGCAGAACGCCACCACTGAAACGCTGACCGGTTCCGAGAAAAAGCTGCTGGCGTTCAATCAGGAAATGGCCGACCTGAAAGCCAAGAAAATCCTGACCGCTGGGCAGAAGAGCGTTTTGGCCAGCGAGGATCAGCTTCGCGCCCAGTTGAAGATCAACGTCTCGTTGGAGCGTGCGAACGAGCAGCGGAAGTTGGCGTTGAAGATGCAGGAACAGCATATAGAGCTGGTCGCGGAAACTGCTCAGTTGCAGCAACAATGGGACAACAAGCTTGCTCAGCCGATAATGAGCAGCGCTGCCTATGACCAAATGCTCGCTGAGCAGCAGATTCGTGAGCAGTTTCGGCAGAAGCGGGAACAGCTGGATAAAGACTTTTCTGACAAATCATCACTACTTTACAAGAAAAGGACAGCGATCCTGAGCGAAGAAGAGTCAAAGCAGCTTGGAATTGTCCGTAAGGGCAGTGCCGATGAGATGGCGCTGCGGCAGGATAGCGTTGCTGGCATGAAACGCGGTCTGCAGGACTGGAAGGAATCTGCGGAGAACTCCTTTGATTTGACGCGAAGCGTGGCGGTCAGCGCCATGGATGCCATGGGAACGTCCTTTGGTAATTTTATCACCAAAGGTACCGGCGACTTCAAAACCATGGCGTCATCGATCATTGGTGATATAGGCCAGATGATTTCCAAGATGCTGATGTTTGAGGCGATCAAGGCTGGCAGCAAGGCGCTCGGCGTTGAGTCGTGGTTTGGTTTTGCAGATGGCGGTTACACAGGTCCGGGCGGCAAGCACGACGTGGCCGGCATCGTTCATGCTGGCGAATGGGTGGTACCGCAAGAGGTCGTTAATCGCCCTGGCATGCTGCCATTCCTCAACCAGCTGACCTATGGCCGGGGGTATGCAGACGGCGGTCTGGTTGGCGGGAGCGTATCGCGGCCGAGTCGAGAGCCGGTTCCAACAAACAGCGGGACGCGAACGACGCAGGTTCAGGTATCGCTCAGCATGCCGATCACCGTTGAGCGAGGTCAAACGAACGAGCGTCAGCAGCAGGCAGGAACGGACAACGTATTGGACAATGCTGCCCGGCAGTTGATTCGTCAACAGACGATGGAACAGGTGGATGAAGCGTTGCGCAATGGCGGCGCGATCGATCAGCGTTTACGGCAATTGGGGTTGGCATGACGGTAAAAACGTTCACATGGTCGCCACTCAATGGGCCGACCGGCGACATCAGCTGGAAAACCAGAACAGTGCAGTTCGGTGATGGTTATGAGCAGGTGATCGATGAGGGGATGCACCGAGAAAAACAGAGCTGGCCGCTGACATTCACAGATAAATGGGCGGAAATAAAACCCATTCTGGAGTTTTTGCGGGAGCACGGCACATCTCGGTCATTCAAATGGGTGAATCCTGTGGGGGAATTGGGGTTGTATCGCGCGTCGCAGTTGAAGCCGACGCCTCTGGGGTTTGGAAATTGGACGTTAACAGTCACGTTCACGACTGGGTACCGGTCGTAACGATCGGGCATAATGCGGCTGTTTTTATCCAACAGGAGGGATTGTTTTGAAGAAATTTATCGTCGCTACCATGGCGTTAGTTTTGGCGACTACTGCACTGAGCGCCAGTGCTCGCGAGCTGAGCGCGAAGGAAAAGTCGATTATTGAGGTTGTCGCTAGGGCAAAGCTGAAAGATCCCGATAGTGCAAAATTCACTTGGCAGGACTACAAAGGCGGGGAAATTTACTGCGCCCATATCAATGCGAAAAACTCTTATGGTGGCTATGCTGGTAATGCTTTGTTGATGGTAGCAATCAAAAGCAATCCAAAAGGAGAAATTATCTCTGCGGAAGCTTCGGTTGATAGTGGCGAAATGGAGGAGATGATGGCTCCGATTTGCAGAGATGCAGGATACCAAGTGTAGCAGTCCTCTCTACCACCCCCACCAAACCCCGCCTTCGCGGGGTTTTTTGTTATTGGGACCACGGTCCCATCGAGGTAATCAACATGAGTTTTTCCGCTGTTTCACAGTCGCTGGAACCGGGCGCGCCGATCACGTTGATCGAGGTTGACTGCACCGCGTTCGATGGCGATGTGCTGTATTTCCACAATTACGAGATCCCCTATACCGCCGACGAGCTGCTCGCCGCCGGCGACGTTGATTCGTTGCCAGCTAAGCCGATTTATTGGCAGGGCATTCGCTACGACGCATGGCCGGCGCAAGTTACAGGACTGGAAAAATCCAGCGAGGGGACATCGCCTCGTCCCAAGCTTGCCGTGGCCAACTTGGACTACTCGATCACCAGATTGTGCGAAACGTTCCACGATCTGCTGTTAGCCAAAGTCACGGTCCACAATACGTTCGCCGAGTTTCTGGACGCAAAAAATTTCCCCGCCGGCAACCCAAACGCTGACCCGGAGAAAGAGCAAATCGACACCTGGTATATCGATACCAAGACGCTGGAGAACGATACATCGGTCGAGTTCGCACTGGCCAGCCCAGCCGATGTGCAGGGCCAGAAGCTGCCGAACCGCCAGATGACCAGCCGGTGTACATGGTGCATGCGTGGCGACTATCGGAAGGCCGATTGCGGTTATACCGGCACCAATTATTTCGACAAAGACGGCAACCCCGTTGATAACCCTGCGCTGGACGAGTGCGGTGGGACGGTTGCGTCCTGCAAACTGCGATTCGGTAAAGATGCTGAGCTGCCGTTCGGCGGTTTCCCGGCGATCGCCCTGATAAGGCTATAACCCAGATGATGAGAAAACACATTCTGCTGGCTATCCAGCAGCATGCCGCCGAGGTGTACCCGGAGGAGTGCTGCGGGCTGGTCATCAAAGATGGCCGGGCGCATCGGTATATCCCATGCAAGAACACCCACGCCGAGCCGACCGAGTATTTCCGGATCTCGCCGGAAGAGTATGCGGCGGCGGAGGATGCCGGCGAAATCCTGTTTGTGGTGCATTCCCACCCTGACGCCACGACCCAGCCGTCTCCGATCGATGAGGCGCTGTGCACCGAGTCTGGTTTGCCGTGGATCATCATCAGCTGGCCTGAGGGCGACGTTCGGATTATCGCCCCAAAGGGTGATGCTCCGATCATTGGCCGCCCGTTCGTTCATGGCGTGTGGGACTGCTACGGTCTGATCCGCGATTGGTACAAACAGGAGCGGGGTATTGAGCTGCCGAATTTCGAACGGGCGGATGGATGGTGGGAGCAGGGTGAAAACCTGTACATCGAAAATTATGCCGCTGCCGGCTTCGTTGCACATGATGCAGAGCTGCAGCCCGGCGATGTGATCTTGATGCAGTATCAGGCATCGGTCGTTAACCATGCCGGCGTTTATATCGGTGATGGAATGATGTTGCACCATCTTTACGGCCAGAGCGCTCGCGTTGTGCCGTATGGCGGGATCTGGCAGGAACGAACAATCAAAAAACTGAGGTACGGCGATGGCGCAGAGAACTGAAACGCTGACGAAATTCGTTCTCTCCGGCCGGCTCGGAAAAGAGTTCGGGCGGGAGTTCACGCTGTCGGTGTCATCAGTTCGTGAGGGCATCCGAGCATTGTGCATCCAGATCCCAGGACTGGAACAATTTCTGAACCGGAGCGAGCGGAATGGCCTGACGTATGCGGTTTTCAACGGCGCTCGCAACATATCCACGGCTGAGTTGCAGCTGGACGGTATACAGATGGTTGTCCGCATCGTGCCGGTGATTATCGGCAGTAAAAAGCAGGGCATGTTCCAGACGATTCTGGGCGCGGTGATGGTCGCTGCTGGGTTCGTTTTGTCACTTTCGCCAGCAACAATTGCTGCATCGCCATTCCTTTACCAAGCGGGCGCGGCAATGATGTTGGGTGGCGTGGCCCAAATGCTGGCCCCGCAGGGGACCTATGGAATGACAGACACGAAAGAAACGCGGAAAAGTTATTCCTTCGGCTCCGCAAGCAATAACTCAGCAGCCGGCAGACCAGTTCCCGCGTTCTACGGTAAAACGTTAATAGGTGGCCCGGTCATCAGTGGTGAAACATATGTCGAACAGCAGCAGTGATGTTTGAATCGTGGTAATGTTTTGGCGGGCGCTTGAAGCTATCGGTTTCAAGCCTCGGTAAGAAGCAGATAGAAGAAAGCCCCAAGCGATTTTCCAATCAACTTGAGGCTTACCCTATGTCCAGACAACATCAGGATAGCCTCTTAACAGCAGAAATGCAACGGAGGGCAATGATGTCGCGAAAGCTACTTCTGTACGGCTTAATCGTGGTGTGTATCACGATTTTGACGTTCACCTGGATGGTCCGGGATTCGCTATGCGAAATCCGAATTAAGCAAGGTGGCACGGAAATCGCGGCGTTCTTGAACTACGAAGTTAAGAGCTAACCGTGGGGCGAGGTTCGCCTCGCCCTTTCGGTTGAACAGGCACAGGGCTTTAAGCGCCCAATCAATTTTGAATCCCGCTCCGGCGGGATTTTTTTTTTGCAGGATACTCCATGCTCACGAACGAAATCATCGGCGCGAAAGGTGGTGGCGGCAGCGGTAGCCCGCCACCGCCGCGCGGGTCAGAAATCGCATCCGTCGCGTACATGAAAATGCTGATCGCGCTTGGCGAGGGGGAGATCGCCGGCGGGTTTGATGGCCGGCATATTTTTCTGGATGGGACACCGTTGCTGGATGCCAACGGCAATGAGAACTTTGCCGGCGTGCGCTGGGAATGGCGCTCAGGGGTTCAGGACCAGCCGTATATTCAAGGGTTCCCGAATGCATCAAACGAGATAGCCATCGGCACCGAGCTGAAGTTCGGAACACCATGGGTTAAAGCGATTCAGAATACCCAGTTATCAGCGGTTCGGATCAGCGCTAAATTTCCCGCCGGGCTGTTCAAGATGCGCGATGACGGGGTGAAAGACGGTCACCGCGTTGAGTATGCGATCGACATCGCGACCGATGGCGGCGCATATGTTGAATATGGTCGCGATGCGGCGGATGGCATAGGCAACACGGGATATTCCCGCGACTATCGTATCAACCTGCCGGAAGCAAAGATCGGCTGGCAGCTCCGTATCCGCCGGCTGACTGAAAACATCAATGACGGCAAGCACGCGGATACACTGCAGATCGCTTCGATGACCGAGATCGTTGATGCAAAATTGCAGTACCCACACACCGCACTGCTGTATGTCGAGTTCGATTCAAAGCTATTCGAAGGTCGGACGCCAACGGTGACCGTACTGGCCAAAGGCCGGCTGGTTCGCGTCCCGGACAACTACAACCCGGAGACGCGTGAGTACAGCGGGGTTTGGAGCGGGCAATGGAAGTGGGCGTGGACGAACAACCCCGCCTGGATTTTCTTCGACATCGTGACAAACCCGCGCTTTGGCCTGGGTAAACGCATTTCTGTCGAGCAGGTTGATCGCTGGGAAATGTACCGCATCGCCCAGTATTGTGATCAGCCAGTTCCTGACGGCCGTGGCGGCATGGAGCCGCGTTTTATGTGCGATGTCTGCATTAGCTCTCAGGCAGACGCATGGACGGTCCTGATGGATTTGGCATCCATTTTCAGGGGTATGATCAGTTGGTCGAATAACCTGCTGACAGTGCAGGCGGACATGCCTGAAGCACTGGACCCGGATTACATTTTCACCCGAGCCAATATTGTCGACGGCAGCGTCAGTCGCGCCGGCACAACGGTGCAATCGCATTATTCTGGCGGGTTGTGCACCTACAAAAACCCCGACAACAACTATCAGGACGATCAGACGCCGGTATTTGTCTACGACTTGGTGAAGCGCTTCCAGTATATCCCTCTGGAAATGACTGCCGTAGGCTGTCAGCGTGAAACCGAGGCTCAGCGCCGGTTGCTGTGGGCGATCTGGACGAACGCAGAAGGTGGGGCGTTTGAATGGAAGACCGGCCTTGAGGGTGGCATTCCACGTATAGGGAAAGTCGTTGGGTTGGCCAACAACCTGTATGCAGGCCGGGCTATCGGCGGGCGTATCAGTGCGGTTTCAGGGCGCAGTGTTACTGTCGACCGGGATATTACCGCGAAAGCCGGCGATCGCCTGATCGTAAACCTGCCGACCGGAAAGTCCGAAGGGCGCACGGTTTCCAGCGTGAACGGGCGGGTCATTACCGTCACGGTTCCATATTCCGTGCAGCCGGTTCCAGAGGCCCAGTGGGGCATTGATGCCGATGATCTGGCGCTGACACAGGTCCGAGTGAAAAAAATCGCATACAACGACGACCAGACGTTCACGATCAGCGGTATCCAGTACAGCCCGAATAAGTACTCGCGAATCGATTCCGGCGCGGTGTTGGAAGATCGCCCGACATCGGTGCTGCCAGTTCGCGGACAAGAGCCACCCACCAATATCAAGATCACCAGCGGGCATACAGTTAATCAGGGGATTACAGTCACCACGATGGAGGTGAGCTGGGACCCGGCCAAGGGCGCGATTGCTTATGAGGCCCAGTGGCGGCAGAACAATGGGAACTGGATTAACGTTCCGCGCTCCGGCGCAAACAATTTCTCGATCACTGGCATTTACGCTGGGCGCTATCAGGTTCGCGTTCGGGCGATCAGCCCCAGCGATGTGTATAGCCTATGGGTGAACAGTGCTGAAGTTCAGCTGACCGGGAAAGAGGGTGCGCCGCCGGCGCTGGCATCGTTTACGGCCACTGGGATCGTTTTTGGTATCACGCTGGATTGGCTGTTCCCAAAAGGGGCGGAGGATACCCAGAAAACAGAGGTGTGGTCGAACGCTACTAACTCAGATGATGGGGCTATGCACTATGGCGATTATGCCTATCCGCAACGTTCCCATACCGTTCCTGGGTTAGCCGCCGGCAAGGTGCTGTGGTTCAAAGCGCGCATCGTAGACCGTCTCGGGAACGTGGGACCATGGTCCCAGTGGACTCGCGGCATGGCCAGCGATGATGCTGGCCCGATTCTGGACTATATCGCTGGGCAGATTGGCGAAACGGAGTTGGGTAAAGACGTTCTGGAAAAAATCAATAATGCCGCCACGGAAGCCGAGCTGGATGATGCGAGACGAGAAATTCAGGGTTCGTTAGACACGCTGGGCAAGGCGGCTATTGAGAACGCGCTGACGATTGACCAGACCCGCAAAGATCTGGCACAGGCTGAGGCTGAGTTAAATCGCGATCTGGATGAAATCGGGAAGGCCACGGAAAGCAACGCCGCCAGTATAGAGCAAACGCGTCAGGATTTGGCACAGGCTGAATCTGAGATGCAGGCAGATATTGCCAGCGCCAAAGATGAAATCAGTACCACGCGGGATGAGCTGAAGCAGGCGGATGCGGATCTGCAGGCAAAGGTTGATGCGATCACTGGCGGTGATGGCTCCACGATTGCTGATGTTGTCTCGCAGATTACCAAGCTGCAGGAAAACGACGTTGTACAGGCAGAGAAGCTCGATGCCGTTGTCGCAAAATCGGATGGCAACGCAAGCCAGATAGCAAAGGAGCAGAAGGCGCGGGCAGATGCTGATAGTGCTCTGGCCAAAGAGATCAGTTCAGTTAAATCTACGGTCGATGGCCAGCAAGGAGCGATCACAAAACTGGAAGAGGCGCAGGCCGATGCCAGTTCAGCGCTGGCCAAGGTGGAGTCGAACGTTTCGGCGAACGCCAAAGCAATCGGCGACAACAAGGCTGAGCAGGGCAAGATCAACACCCAAGTCACGCAGAAAACCGAAGCGTTGGCCGATCAACAGAAAACCCAGGGTCAGCAGCTCTCCGGTTTGACGTCTGAGTTCAACGACAACAAAGCGGAGGTAACAAAGCAGCTGACGACGCTGGCTGATGCGGATTCGGCGCAGGCGAAGCAGATCAGCGGTCTGGAAACCAAGACGGGCGAGAATGCGGCGGCGATCGCGAGCGAGTCGAAGGCGAGAACGGATGCGGACAGCGCGCTGAGCCAGCGTATCGACGTG